CAGCCATGTCGAAAGCCATGGACACCATCGGTCAGCTGAACGTTGCCAACAACCTGGGCAGCTGGCGCAACACCAGCCTGGCTTCGACGCCTGGCATCGGTCTGGCTACCCTCGTGGGTGCTGGTTCGAACAACGCCTCCGGTAACGGTCTGGGCGTTGCTTACAACATGAACATGCCGTTCATGTAATTGTTGTAAGAGTTGTAGCCTGCACAAAGGACTGGTGGGCAAGAGGGGTAACACCCTCTTGCTCGCTATTCTCTTTTTTCTGTTTTTCCGTTTTGGAGTCGGCTATGGGCAACATGTATTTACCGGAACTCACTCCGTCAAATGAGCTGGCAATTAAAAAGCTCACACAGTACAACGAAGAAAAGCTCGATCCGATGCCTTTCTTCAATCGCTATGCCGCAGCCTTTGGCCGGTCGCTGGAGGATGACCCGCGTTACTCGGAGCCACTGTATTGGGACTTCGAAGACTACGACTACTTGCACGATACCAGTCGTCTTAAGCCTATCTATCTGAATGAGTTCGACTTCAACATTCAGGAAGATCGCGAAGCCATCGAGCGTTTGACTCGTATGGAGTTCAATGGTAACTCGTTCGAGACTGTAGCCAGCTGTAATCCGGCATGTGGTTACTACCGTGGGAACTATCGCCTGAAGCAGGGTAAGGCCTGTCCTAAGTGCGGTGAAGTTCCAGAGCTGTTCCTGGACCGCGGCGAGGATACTCGACTGTGGCTGAAACTGCCAGAAGGTGTAAACGGTTTTGTTAACCTTGGTTTCTTTTCAACCTTCTTTAACAAAGTCGGTATTGGTAGTCCCAAAGTCTGCGTGCCTCGGTACTTTATCGACCCGATCTATCGGGCACAGATCAACAAGCAAAAGAACACAACGGTCAACCTGATCCGCAACATGCTCGAAGAGCTACAGATCAGTGAAGTTAACATGAACACCTTCCAGGAGCGATGCGACGACATTATGCACTGGATGCTGGTAGGGAATGGCAAACGTCATTGCACTACTTCGCACGAAGGTGTAGTGCTGTGGGAAGTGTACCAGAAGAACAAGCACATCGCGTTCTCTAAGTACATGAAGGTACCAAACCGCTATGCGACGATCCTGGAGAAGACGGGCAAGGATACTTACGCCTATCCACACCAACCGATCACAGCACAGCTGTACACCGCGATTGCTGATACCAAGCGTTCCAACTCCGTGGTTAAACTGAGCGCCGCTGATAAGCGTCGTAACGTGGACATCGTGGGCAAGAACCTGGTTAAGCTGGCCGACCAATACCGTAAGGTAAACAACCCGAAAGCGTTGTTTGGTAAACCAGCGATCAACCGTAAACACGTGGCCTCTGGTGCAGTTCCGTTTACTGGTCGTTCCGTAGTGACGTCGGTAACTGGTATCCTTAACCCGGACGAGTGGATGGTTCCGTGGAAGATGTGTCTGGCTATTCTGGACTATCACATCACGGGTTTCCTGTATCGTCGTGGTCATACTCCGTATCAAGCCATTCAGCGTATCAGTCGAGCTGCTTATTGGATCGACCCGCTGATTGATGAATTCTTCCGCGATATGGAAGATAACAACAAGGCTATCATACAGAGTGGACGTAACCCGTCGATTGAGTTCCTCAGTCTGCGCAGTGCGTTCCTCCGGGTTAACCGCGATCTCCGGGATGAAAGTATCCGGGTACCGATTCTGGCAGTTAGCGAATCGAACACTGACTTTGACGGCGATAACCATTATATCGTCCTTATGGCCGATAACGAGTCCAAAGCGAAAGCTTACGGCGCGTGGGGTCACCATCAGACGTTGGACCGCAACATTCCGTTTACAGTGGGCGACTACGCAGGGCAAGCGGCGACTAACCTCATGAACCTTAACACGCTCATGGCACAGACACCGATTGTCGACGCAGCCTAACCCAGGCTAAGAGGTAAACAAGATGAATAGTGCTCATGCATTTAGCTACGCGGTCTCGGGTAGTTATACCGAGAATCAGATGCAGAAGTACGCCGATTATGTGAACAATTCTACTCAGGCGTTTCAACAAGCCGGTGGTTGGTTGGCACAGCAAGCTACAAATGCGTTGGAAGGGTTTAACAGCTACATGACGTCGCGTGCATGGGAAATGGGTAAGCGACTGTTGGGTAAGTCGGACGGCGATTATGTCGGTCGGTTCGAAGTCGGTTACTTGGGTTCTGTGGCCGGTCTGCAAGGCGCTCAAGGTTTCATGCGCGACTACATCATGGCGCATGAAGGACTGCACCAGGATTACCTGGATGAGAAGATCAGTGGGTATGATGGCGTCTTCAGTCCGCTCAACGTTGGTATCGGTCAGGAGAACATTTTCTGGCGTCGGGCAATGAACGGTTTGCTGCATTTGGAAACCAAAGACGACGTTACTCGGTTGAAGCATGCACACTATCTGGAAAGTTCTGGTGGTGGGCTGTCATTCCGTGAACGCGTCGATGTGCAGAAAACTTGGACTGCTGTTGGCTATCATCGGACGAAAGGTTTGTTCGATATTACCAGTGAAACCAACAAGGCGTTGAAGGGTGCTGTAACGCCCTCAGACGACGAATAACACCGTTTAGATAAACAGGAGGGGGTAACACCCTTCCTGCTTTATTTTTTTGCTATACGCTATCTTACAGCGTTAACTGTAAGTTTATTCTTATAGAGGGCATTTCTATAAAGGAAGACGGTATGAGCGATTTTTGTGTAGCTACTATGTCAACGCGTTCAGGTTGGGAAGTTAAGTCTCCTCAGGAAGCCATGGCGTTGCATTTCATGTACTGGTTTACCTCGCGTCGAGACCAAGGTAAAGTCGTTGGTCAAGTCCCCAGTTTTTATTTTCTCTGGGCTACCCATGGTACGACGCCAGAGACCATGATGGAACGAACGCAGCAAGAATTCGAAGCCTACATGAAAGAACTGTTCCCACAGTGCGAAGTGCTGGTGCAAAAGCAAGTTGTACAAAACGAACTAAATAACTACCATCTATTACTCTCAGCTCGAGCGATTGTAGATGGTGTGTCTTATGATCTGTCTGAAGTTGTATTGGTGACAGGCAGTCTCTATCAAGTGTTGGATAAGGCGAGGTTGGGTCAATGAGTCAGATGACAAAGCAGGATCGCGAAGATATTCTCAAGGAAGATTTTGCCTTTCTTGATAACGTCAAAGTACAGAACATCAACGGCAAGTTGATGATGAGTGACGGTGAAGTGCCCTTCAGCGTGGCTACCGTGCTCTATGAGAAGGAATTCGTGCGCGACTGGCTGATGCCCTTCGCTATCGGTAACGACCTCGGCAAGAACTACTTCAAGGTCAACGAGTGGTTCCAGATCAGTGCCAACGGCACTCGTGCTGTAATGATCGTGGATGACGATCATAAACCAGTACTGATCATTGCGCCGATGATCAACCACAACCTGACTCCGCGCGAGTATCAGATGATGGAGCAGGCCAGTCGGATGATGCACAGCCACAGCGCCGACACCATGAAGAAGAACGATCCAAACGCCAACCTGGGTCTGGCCAAGGCATTGACCAAGGCACTGGACGGTAAGAAGCGTGTTACGCTTACCGAGATGATCGCGCCTGAGTTCTACCTCAAGCACGGCGTTATCCCTGAAGTAGAGAAACAAATCTACTACATCAAGGACAACCTGAACAACAACAGCCGGGACATCAAAGAGATCAACGCGATCCGTCCTATTCTCTATGCAAACCATCGCAAAGAGCCGGTTACCAAGCAACAGGTTGGTGAAGTAAACCGTCTGATGACTGGCAACACCGAGTTCGCCTTCAATGAAGAGTCCATCAAGGGCATCAAGGGTGGCTACGAGCGTGTCACAGTCAGCGGCGTCAACTCCAAGGGGAAGGAAACGCCAACTGATCCGCTGGAGTGCTAACTATCATTAGGGGATTTATAAGTGCGTTTTCTATGGACTTCTGATCAACACACGCTACACCCAACAACCCCAACACCACATGTTCTCGCTAACTTGGACCGGTTCCTGTTAAAGGAAAACGATCTGTCCAAAGTGGGTATGGTGATGTTCGGGGGCGACTTCATGGAACGCATGGTTGAGTCCCCTAACGAAGACATGTTCAAGGTCAAGAACTGGGGGCGTAATTTTCTGCACTCAGCTCACGATGCCAATCCAGACCTAATTGCTATCTGGCTGGAAGGCACGTCCTCTCACGACAACAAGCAACCCAAACACTTTGTAAACCTCGCACCACGAGGCATGGATGTTCGGTACATTGACACGTTGTCGATTGAGGTGTTTCCAAAGCTAGATGATTTGTCCATCATGTTTGTTCCAGACAACATGGGCAAGATGACGCCGGATGAGATCTGGGAACGCGCACTCCAGGTCTTGAAGGCTAACGACATGGATAAGGTCGATCTGATCTTCTTCCATGGCGGCTTTACCTTTCAGTTACATGCTGCCGCCCAAAAGAATGCGCACCTGCTGGAACGATGGGAAACTATTGTCAGGTACGGTATCTTCGCGGGTCATATCCACAAGCCAGTACAGAAGGGTAAACTGTATACCTCGGGTTCATTTGATCGTGACAAACACGGTGAAGAGCACCCCAAGGGCGGTTATGTGGTGGACCTGGATAAGAAGAAGAACATCTTCGCTCCAGTGTTCTGGGAGAACAAGAATGCGTTGCCTTACCTCACCATGCAAGTGGCCGGTGACATAACCGCTGAGCAACTGATTAAAGATGTTCACACGTTTATTGCAGCACGCAAGTTACCACCTTTCTCACAGATCCGCGTAAAAGGTGGTCAGGCTGAGATCGTTAACCCGATCGTTGAAGTCATGAAAAAAGACTACCCAATGATTGGCTTTAAGGCTGAGAACGAAGTCGAGAAAGGTGTCAGTGTTGACGAGACTTTGTTTGACGCTAAGGTCTATGAAGGGGTTTCATTAACTAAAGATAACTTGAACGATTCTCTCATGCCAGAAGTCTCTGCTCGTTTCTTAGAGCTGGGGATAGATCTGGAAGAGGCGTTTGAGGTGCTGGAGGAGTTCAAATGAGAGCACTGGGTGCGTTAGGCATGTCGGTGGGGACTTCACTGGCATTAGAACTCGGTGGGGATGCAATCCGTTCTGCGGATACCCTGCTGTTTAATCTCAGGACTTTGATTCGTAACGCTCATGCAGCTTACGAGAAAGATGACGCAGGGGCTGACGATGTTAAGACCCTGATCAAAGACGTTGAAGAAGACCTCGTCAAGTTAGGCCAGTATCTGGAAGGGTTGCGCAAAGGCAAACCTATCTCGATGGTGGTCTATTACCCGTCGTACAGGAGTTTGAAAAGCAAATATAAGTATGCGGATCTGACCGACTTTATCAACACCGGTACAGAGAAGCAGAAGAAGTTTGCCAAGCTTACTAAGGACGTAGCAGATGGATTAATGGAGAAGCATTCCAAGATCCTGGTGGCCACTGATGTTGGCATGCCTGATTTTAAGGGGAATGGCATTGTCATGACTCACCACGTGGTCGACCTGGCAGATGCGAGAGGTATAGGTCGTCTCTTCCTCTTGGAATCTTACACCGGGGTATTAAAACCCTTCACGACCTGGTACACCAAATTGACTGGCGGTGATGAACTGCATTACATGCCGTTTAACCATCTCACCATTCAAATCTTTGGCGATCGCTCTACCAACTTTAAGTCGTCTACCAAGGCGATCAAAGATCTGGTGAAGAAGCTTGCCCTGGATAGTAACTGGACTTCGGCCACGTCTATGAGTCGTGTAAGGAACAGTATCGCAGGAATGGATAATCCAGTTGACCGAGCAGGTCTGTTAATGATGCTTTAATGTCACAGAGTCACCATTCATATAGACTCAAATCACCTATTTCCCAAGCTTGAACAAGAAGGCAGAACTACTATGCAACCACAACGCCAAAATGGTGCACCCAGCGGTCAGAAGCGGAAGAAGACGTTTCTGAACGACTATCGTCAGGCGCATCCTGCAACGGACGCTCCGATCAACGGTGGTAAGTACCCAGCGCAACTGATGTTCGAACAGAAGATCACCGGCCAGATCGTGTTGAAGATCAACGATGGCGTGTTCTCCGAAGGCAAGTCAACTCACAAAGAAGTTGAGCTCGATGCGTACGACCGCGGTCAGCTCTTCGAAGCACTGAAAGACGCAGCAGACGTAGCGGGCAACCCGAACTTCAAAGCAGCCAAAGTTGTACCGGCTCGTCACCAGTTCGTCTTCCAGGGCGGTTCTGGTCGCATGTCCGACAAGCCAGTCGTGCAGTGCAACTTCACCATCACCCGTGAAGACAATGGAGAGATCACCCTGGGCTACAGCAAGGGTGACTACAAGGCACTGATCCGCTTCAAGGGTCCTCGCAGCATGACCGTGATGATGCGCAACGCCGCTGGTGAAGTGGTCGAAGACAAAGGTGTCATGTCTCGCTGGGCTGTACGTCACTGGGTTAGCTTCTTGAAGCCAGTCCTGGAACGTATGGAACTCGAAGGCTGGGAACCACCGAAGCCACGTGGCGATGCGGCTAACGGCAATGGCGGCAACAATGGCGGTGGCGGTCGTAACAACGACTTCAACAGCTCCAACGATTCGAGCAGCTCGACTGACTCCTTCGACGACGACTTCTAATCGTCTAAATGCTGATAAGAGCGGAGGGTTATCCTCCGTTCTGCCTAACCCTATGGCTGATAGCTGTTTTTAGAGGTGGCTATGAAAAGAAAGACAAACAACCTGACTAACCGCGCTGCCTGGGATAAGTTACCCCCTTACTTCGAGCTTACCCTTGAAGAAGGTCTTGAGTTCCGTCCCCGCAAGGTTACTGTGGCTAAAGCAGAAGCAAAGGAATCAGGCTGTGTCTGGGCCTGTAATCTCGAAATCTTCGGTAACGGACGAACCTTTAAGTTGGCTACGTTTAAACTACGTGACTACAATAAAGGTAACATCGAACAATGTCTGATTGTTTCAGACGTCACACCCAATCCATTTGCTGAAGAGGATGGAGTGATCGTTGGTTCGTTATCTGCACAGTTGCATGCAATGATAGAAAAGCGTGGTAAGCTTAAAGCGGTATAGGTAAAAAGATTTAAAACCTACATTATTCCCTCGTAGACGTTATTACTGTTTGGAGTTAAGTAACATGCTTGAGTTTGCGATTCGCCGCACATCCAGTAAGAAGTTCGAAGGGATCCTGATCACGTTCAACGATCAGATTATTAAGTTCAATGGCGAAGCGGCCATCAAACTGGAACGCACGATCAAGGATCGTAGCGATGCCACATACAACTTGTTCGACTGCCTCAATGATTACATTGAAGGCACTATGGACCACGATCAGCAGAAATATCTGTTTGATCTGTACAACCGTGCGTATGTGATTGTTGAGAGCGGTAAGTTCCTGGATTATAATGAAGATCTGGCTCAACTGAAACCCATCACCGATGAGATTCTCGATTTCATCAACGTGCCGAAGTACTGCTCGTTTATCCACTACTCCAAGTACATGAAGATCCCCAAAGATCTGAGTGAAGCAGCGAGTAAAGGTGACTACCCAGAACAAACTACCATCCGCGACCACGACTATGTCGAACAGGTTAAGTTGGCATTTGTGGCGCGTGTCATCTATCCGATCATCTTCGGTCTGCAAGCACGATTCGAAAACGTCATGGGCAGTGGCGGTTTCAGTGACCTGGCGTGCGGTAACCTGATCAAGGACAATCCGTGGATCACTCAATTGCCGGGTTGGGCTAAGCTGACCGGCTATGTCAAGTTCGCTTTCGACAAGCGTGGCATTCCTACCCAGCCTGACAGCGTAACGAGTGTTGAGAACTTTGTTGATAAAGTACTTTTTAACACGGTGTTCAATCGTTTATGTTGTGCGGCTATTCCTGAAACTGAAGAAGGCAAGAACATTGCCACTGCCATTAACGCCTCGGTCAAGCAACACGAGTCGCTGGGTGGTAACTTCACGCAACGGGATTACCCAAGTGAGTCGGACGACGATAAACGTTCGATGTTGGACAAACACCAGATCAGTGAGGAAGTTCGCTCAACTGACGACACGGTAACGGCTGAGTTCTTCAGCTTTACTCTGTTCGACGAAGAAGACAATCCTCGCTACAAAGATCGGTTCCGTTACACCTGCGAAGCATTGGGTGTGAAGAACGTAGAGCTGGTGGAAAGAATCTACGACAACCTGTCCCCACATTGGGACTTCGAGTTGGAAGATCATATCCTCAAACTGCTGCAACTGACGTTTGCTTTCGAGGTGTCACCATTCACCTTTGAAGCGGCCGGCTATGATCAATTGATGGCAGCTATCTGTATTGCACAGGTAAGGCTGCACGAGCAAGGTTATAAGTACTTGCCATCGGTGATTGGAGCGATCAAGGATCCTAACGGTGAACTGTCGCTACCAGATGGGTTCCAGCTGAGCGAAACGGATCGCGAGTTCCTGGCGTCTATCTGCGAAATCCAAACACGTAATAACGAAGGTCGCTCGTTTAACGAAGCGATACAAGCTGCGCAATCGTTCCTTGAAAAGTTCGGTCGCGGTATCTGGCAGTCCAATCTGGAATATGGGGTATTGGACACACCAGAGATTTATGCGTTGGTCGGTCAGGGTAAACTCTTTGCTCTGGAAATCAGCGTAGAAGTCAAAAACGAATTCATGGCGTTGAACCGTAAAGTAAACGCCTAAGTAAACTGAACTATCTTCGAGGTTAAAGCAACATGGCAGAAATTACGCTAACCAAAGCCATCTTCGGCATGGGCAACCAAAACCATACACACGTCCATCGCCACAACATCCTGGACATGTCCACGATGAACATCGACACCATCAAGATGGAGCAGCATCAAGGTGGTGTAACCCCTAACACCTTGAACGTTATTGCTGCTCAATCCGGTGGTCTGACGACTCGTCCAAGCGGTGCGGTCAACATCGAAGACGACTGGAACATCCGCCGCGGTCTTGGCATGCTGACTTTCCTTATTACCAACAACTCGATTGAACAAGCTGAGCTGGCGGTACTGGGTTACATGACTGGTGGCCAGGCAAGTCATGAGGGTATTGAACCTCAGACCATGTTTGTACCTGTGCGCTGCTGGGATACCCGCACTACGCAGAAGTTTGACAACATGGGGTTGCCTATGGCGTCGACGGTCATTACGGGTTCTCACCAGTTCCTGATGGGCGATCCGACTGGTCGTGACGAACTGAAGTCGGTACGCCCACTAGACATGGCCCAGGAAGTTCTGGGTTACATGGCCAGTTCTGCTGACGGTATGAACGACGGGTTCGATGGTATCCTGGCGGCTGACTTGCGTCAGAACGTAGTGATGTCGAAGACTGACAACCTCAACCCGACTCACCACGCACGTGAGTTACTCAAGATTGCAGCGGCTACTACTACCGAAGGCCAGTACACTGGTATTGCCAACGCCATCGGTGATGCAATGGTCGGACCTGGTATCGGTGAAGCACCGCTGACCAGTAACGACTTCTTCAAGACCATGATGTCTGTCAATGGTAGCTTCTCCATGGCGAACTTCATGGGTTGGAGCATGGCGGAGATCATGTCGGTCTTTACCAACCTGCCAGACGTGATGAACATCACTTTGCTGGATCCTAACGCCACTGTAGGCGTGGACAACACGCTGATCTCTCATGAGCATGGCGGTGCCAACAGCTACGAGACCATCGCAGCTGAGCTGGCGTATCTGACGGTTCACATGCTGATCCGTTGCGGCATGACCCACTTGGTGTTCAGTGCCACCAACAACCCGCATCACTTCAGCGGTATGGAAGGTTCTGATTCCGGTGTAGAGATTGTAACCGGTACTTTCGGTTCGGTACTTGACCACGATGAATACGCGATCAATCGGGTTGAACGTTTCAAGGAAATGCTGCGGGGGTTGTTCTTCAGCAAGTACTCGACGCAGTTCGCTCATACCTCGACGATCATCAGCGTACAGGTCAGCTGTCACCTGTTTGGTGAAACCGACGTTACCGTGTTCTTCAACGGTGAAGAAAACAAACAGCGTAAGTACACCAATGCTACGTACGCGGTTAACCGGACCAGTACCAACATCACTAACAGCCAAGACGGTCTGAATGAAGCGCAAAACTTCATGACGAACATCACCGAATACTTTACCAAGAACTAAGGACCAGCCATGAATGAATTGAACAAGTTGTACAAAGCCATGTTGATGTCATGGGGCTCCGTAATCAAAGATGACGCGCGCATTGTGGTGTCCATCAATGGTGACGAGATCCCGGTCCGCATCGATGACATGGACATGCACCTGCCGTTGTCTGAAGTCCTCGACGGCAACTGCATCGACAAGGTGTTCTTCCACCCGGCCTGTGAAAACGTGACCTCGAAGGAAACCGAAGTGTTCAAGGTGATTCGCCGCCTGTCTACGCTCAAACTCCTGACCACGTTCACCGAATACGTGCCGATCATCTTTGGTGTGGCGGGCAAGACTGCCAAGCAAGCCTGGCGCCAGAACATCCTCGACATGCTCGAGCCCCTGAAGGCTGCCAAGCGTACCTACCGTGACGAGCTGAAGAAACTCTTTCAGCAAATGCAGGTAGAAGTCAACGACAACGGCGTCGACAACCGTTTCATTCACATCAAGGTCACCAAAGGCGGTGGTCGTGGCAAGACCGGTGAGAAGGTCTACTACAAAGCCAAACCGGTGTTCCCGTTCTACAACGAGATCATCAAGCGCCTGGCTCGTTCGGAAGGTCAGTCTGACAACCAGACTGTTGAACTGAATGGTTTCAGTGTATCGATCGGTGCTTTGAAGTTGGCGGCTCACCTGTTCCAACAGATCCTGCCAATCGTGGAAACCCCTGACGACCTCGAGATCGAGTCGACCAGTCAAGTCGCCGCACGTCTGTGTGCTTACCTGGGTTGCTACTACGAGCTGGCCGAACAGCTGAACCGTATCCAGAACACCTTCCGAGCTGACTTCGACAAGGCAGGTGTCTACCCAATCGACACCAACTGGTACGAGCATCTGGACGAGCTGCCGGAAATCTATCGTCAGGTGCCTACCCTTGACTATAATAGTCATAACACCCAGGACGACGAAGCCCAGCAGACCAGTAACCAGCGCAACAACACCAACCTGTTCTCGGTAAGCGGTAGCAATCGCAACCAGAACACCAACACCAACCAGAACACCAACCAAGGCAACAACAATAAGGGCGGTAATAACCAGCCTAACGTTGTTGGCGGTAATGACGGTAGTTTCGACACCACCGTTCCAGCAATGGAATACGGCGATAACTACATCAAGACCGAGATTGACTACATGGCTGGCCACGTCAACCACTACGCCATGAACAACAATGGCAACCAGGTCATCTACCAGTGCACTCGTCATGGCAACCTTCTGCGTCGTGTAGAAAGCAGCATGATGAACAACATGGGTGGTATGAACATGATGGGTGGTATGGGTGGCATGGGCGGTGGTATGAACATGATGGGTGGTCAGCAATTGGCCAACGGTATGATTCTGCTGCCAAACGGCATGACTGTAATGCCACAACAGCTGCAACAAATGATGCGTCCTAGCACTAGCCAAGGCGCACCAGGCGGCGTAGCTGATTACTCGATGGCTACTTACTAAGCAGCCATAAGGCTAGCAGGCTGGGGAATTCCCCAGCCTGCTATACCTTTCTTTTTTAGCCTTTAACTGTATTGCTGCGGGATATGGCTTTGTTCAAATCGCTCTCGTTGATCATCTGAAACGACTGGAAGTCAGAGACGTCCTGATTGGGGTCAGTCACGTCATTGATAAAGGCAGTCGCCCAACGCAGGTGAGCGGGGATGTTCATAACTCGCATCACACGATAGAAGTCGGTACGGAACGCGTAGAGCATTGCTCGGTCTACGATGGGTATCATCTGAGAACCGCGCAACAGTATTTCTTTTTCAGAACGCACCAAGATCTTGAAGGCATCGGTGTAATAGAAGTCCTTACCGTTGTCTGATTCACTGTTTGGAATTGGCATTGTCCTCTCCAAGCTAATTGTTAACTGGCTGCCCCATCCTTTATTGCTATAAGCGATATGGCAACCCTAATAAAACTTAAACCTATATCATCCTTTTGGAATAGGTTGTATCAAGTTTAAGATAATAGGAGAAAGATTGTGAGTGATAAAAAAGATGATTCTCCTGTCGAGATCCCTCAGGTCGGGCTGGGGCGATTTAAGAAGTGGGCCTACCTAGGTGAAAATCAGCTGCACCCAGCAGTAATGGGCGTGTGTGCAAACTTGGTCGTGTTCCCATGGGTGTCGTCACCTACCCGTATTTACATGGTGGGCAACATGATCCCGAAGGCAGTAGCGACTTCGGGTGCAAGTGAGCGCAAACTTAAATCTGGCAACGAGTATCAATATGCCAAACGCGCTCGCTGTGTTGAAGCTCCATCGAACATGGTTATTGAGGAAATCTTCTACGCTCAGGCTATCAATGGCGGCGAAGGTGACACTGATAAATGGGCTCCGGTCTACGTCGTGTTCAAGAACGATGAAAAGGGCAAGTACGACATCATGGAGTTTCCACGGTATAACGTGCAAAACTCTTACGTCGGCTTTGAATACGTTTATGACATGAACGTCATGCGTAAGCTGAAGAAAGGTGCCGTGTTCCCTAAAGGTACGATCTTTGCCAAATCCCCACGCATCAGTAAAGATGGCGAGTGGATGTTTGGTATGGACCTCAAGGTTGCACCGGCTTCCTTCCACTATACCGAAGAGGATGGTATCGGTATTACCGAGAGCTGTGCGCGCGACAAACTGCGTTGCATGTTCGAACACATCCGTGCTCACGGTTGGAACGAAGACGAATGGGTGCCGCTGACTCTGTACAGAGATAGCCCATTCCCACAGAGCGGCGAGCGCATTCGCGAAGACGGCATCGTGATGGGTTTCCGTCGTCGTGTCTCTGCAAACGCTTTGGTGTCTCTGACCAAGAAAGCTTTGACAATTCCAGACGAGACTCACGACATCCTGTTCCGGGCGCCGGTAGACTCTGAAGTCATGTCGGTTGAAGTGATCAGTGAGCGCATGAAGAACAAGTCGAATAACCGTTCGACTGAATACATCAAACAGGCCCACACGAATATGCTGGAACGCTATGAGCGTCGCCAGAATGACATGTGGAACGAAGTGATCCGTTGGCACAGTGGCCGAGTTACGGCTAACCGCGGTAACCCGATTGCTATGACACGTCCTTTGAATCGGTTCATCCGCTTCGCCAAGGGCAACTACACCATTAATGCTAACACCGGTAAGCCCAACCCGCTGTTCCGTGCTGTGAAGCGTGTACGTGTTAAAGACTGGAGTGTTACTATCCGGTTGCGTGAGATCGTCTCTGGTCGTGCCAAGTTCAAGATGTCGGGTATGAACGGCGACAAGGGTGTAATCGTTCGGATTATTCCAGACGAAGATGCTCCGCGTTATGATGACGGTACTGTGTGTGACGTTGTGGTTAATAACACACCAGCATTCCGCCGGCAGATCTTCTCGATGCTGATGGAACAGTCGATCAACTTTATTAACATTAATATCCACAAAGAAGTGGTGCAATGCCAAAAAGAAGGTGACTACGTCGGCGCAATGGAAAAACTGATGCTGTTCTACGAGACTGGGTTCCCAGAGTTCGCAGAGCTGGTACAGCAGACCATGGTGACCCGCGAGGACATCGTCGATTACGTCAACGATATTGCGGCCACGCAGATCAGTGTGCATGTGCGTAGCGACACCAAGCTCTACGGCGTTGAGATCATCAAGGCCCTGCGTAAGGTGTACAGTTACAAACCTGAGCAAATCACTTTCCGAGATTCCCTCGGTGAGATGGTGCGGTCTGTTAACCCGGTACTGATCACCAACCAGCACTTCATGCTGTTGGACAAGTTCGGTACGGACATGTCGGCTCAGTCGCTGCCAATGTCTAACCCGTTCGGCATGCCAGCCAAACTTAACGAAGCCAACAAGTATTCCAGTTGGTTGCGGATGGTCTGGAACCGTAACAAGGGTGAAACTGAAGCACGGCTTACACTCAGTCAAGCTGGCGCAAAAGAAACAGTCAAGCAATTGGCTATGGGCTATGCACCTGAACTCCGTACGCGGATGGCACAGCGTGTGGTACGGGCGGAAGATGGCTTTAACATCAACCAGATCATCAAGCCTGATGAGTATGGGTTGAACCGGGCGGTACAAATGTCGCAGAGCATGCTCAGTGACTCCGGTTATACTCTGCGTCGTGAACTGCCAACTGACCGTTCGGATTATGAAGCACCTGCTAAGGAGACCTTGTAATGGCCTTGCAAATTAACCTACGGGATTTTGCTAACCTGCCTGAACACCAGGTATTGCGTTGGCGTGGTTTCCGTATGGCCGTTGAGGTCACGGATGACCATGGAGAGAAGGTACTGAGCGACAGTTATGCCATGCTGTTGACTTGGCAGGGTATGATGATTCACCGGGCCTACAACACCGTGCCGTATTCGGTGAAGGAGATTATCCCAACTGGCAAGAGCGTCGTGTATAACAACAAGACACTCGCTATTCCAATGAACTGGATCATGGGTGAGATTGGACCCAACATTCATGATCCGGTGGAATGGGATGCGATCAAGATGACCATCCACATGTGGCAGACCAAGTTGAATAACTTGATCGTGGTCATGAGTGAGACATCGGTTATCTCAGCCATGGCTGAATCGGTAGACGACCTGATCGAAGATCCGGGTATCCGCGAGATCCATCGCAAGGTACTCGATAAAGAAGTAACGATCGACGAAGGGGAGGAACTGTTCTCTGTTTACCTGAAGACATCCGAAACTCTGGATTACAACACGGTAGCTTTGCTGGCGCGTACGGGTGGTGTGAGTATCAACCAGGCGTATCAAACGGCGATCATTCGGGGTGCAGTATTCGACCTCGATAACACCATTATGCCAAACGCTGTTATGGCGCGGTACGCTGATGGTATTACCAACCTGGCAGATGCCATTGGTGATAACCGTGGCGCTGGTAAAGCACTTAACAGTAACGGCCGTGCACTGAAAGACTCGGAATGGTTCCACCGGAAGATTCACTTGTTCACGGCGATCATCCATTCCATCGGCCATATGCAGGACTGTGGGTCGCTTGACACTGTGCCGTTGCGCATTGCGTCGACTGAGATGGCCAAGAGCCTGCTGGGTTCCTACCGTGTCTTGGAAGGCAACACAGTTGATCTGATCAGCGTTAAGAACGTGAAGACGATCAAAGCGGGCGACATTGTCAACCTGCGCAGTGTTGGTTTCTGTAACAGCATAACCGGTACACCCTGTGGCGTGTGTTATGGGATGATGAAGTCGGCTATCCCGTACAACCGGATGATGAAGAAAGATGCCAACATCGGCATGTTTGCGGGTACCACGATCTGTAACCCATTGGGTCAGAAAATGCTGTCTACCAAACACTTCATCCGTAACGCTACCAGCAAGAAGTTTGTACCTCACTATCGGGATAAAGAAATCATTACCTCCAACGGTGATCAGATCTTCCTCGAGAAAGACCTGTGTAAAGAAGGGACACGACTGATTCTTAAGTCGACCATTGTGAAAGATTTGTCTGACTTGCGTTCCTTGGACATCATGGACGAGATCGCGCTCAGCAAGTTACCTTACTTTGGTGAAGTCACCTTCCAGTATGAGGTGGAAGACATCATGGTGGGCGGTACCACCACGCAACAACATCCTGCGCAGACATCGGTATCATCTCGCCGCGCCCGCTTTTCTATGGGATTCCTCCAGTATATACTGGACCATGGCTGGACCATGCAAGACAAGAAGTTCATTTCGGTGGACTTGTCCCAATGGAACCATGCTGACCCAATGTTCGTGTTGCCATATGTTCGCGAGGACTTGGACGCACACCGGGCACGGGTGGAAAACTTCCTTACGTTTAACAAACGTAACGCGGCGTGGAAGAAACAGGTCGTTACTCCGAAAGTCTTCGGCGAAGTACTCTCGGAATTCTGGACGTTGATCGATGCAGAAACTAAAGGCATCAACATGATCTACGTCGAGGTGATCCTGGCTTGTGCGTTGACCAAGAACCCAGCAGAGCATTCGTACAAGCTGGCAACTGGTCCTGGTGATAAATACTTCACCAGCTTTGTAACGTGTGTGGATAACCGCGGTTCGGGTACGATGTCGATCTTTGAACGGCAGCAGAACATCCTGAACCTTCCGAAAACCTTTGCGGTTAAAGACCGTCAATCAAGTGTGCTGGAATGTTTCCTGCAACACGCGGTGTCATAACTCGAAGTCCTCCTTAGGGGGGACTTCGGTCCTCCCCTTAATGTTTTTGAGGCTTTTGGTATGAGGCATTCCGCCACTGTATCCATGGGTCACACCTACCTGCGTATCTTTGGGTATTACGGCGATTTCTGTGTAAAGGTTATTATTCCTTTCTGCCGCGCTCACCTGTATAAGGTCGGTAAGGTTCCAGTGCCTGGAAGCAATAAACAGGTCTGGAAAGTGACTCACGTGTTTGCTCAGTCTAATCACGACAAAACTGAGTATCGGATTCCTGTAAGCTTAATGAAGGAGTTCATTGAGTTTGCACAATACCGGGGTTACAACGCTTCCCGGATTGCTATTGAAACAGAACCAGAGATTGAAGGCGCTGATTGCGAATTCCAACTCCGGCCTGAAATGTCAACTCCATTGCCAGCTCAGGAGGAGTGGCTGGACTATCAGTTAGCTGAAGGCGCAGTAAAGATCAACAACGCTCCAACGGGTGGCGGTAAAGCGTTAGCCAATGATACACCGGTCAGAACCATCCACGGTTGGCGCCCTATTGGACAGATCAAGGTTAATGACCTTGTGATGGCCCCTGACGGCTCCCACACGTACGTTACAGGCGTTTTCCCTCAAGGGAGGACACGGACTTACCATCTGATGTTTGAGGATCGTAGATCGATCGTGGCGTGCCCTGACCACCAATGGGAAGTTCGGGCTGAAGGTGAAACCGAGTGGCAGGTACTGACCACCCAGCAGTTAGTGGACAGTGAGAAGACCTGGTACATTCCGCTAACCGCCAGTGAGCGCAACCCTGATCGTGGGGATATCATTGAACCCTACCTGATTGGTAAGACCGATCGGATCCTGGGTGAGAAGTATCTGGAAGGTTCTCATTCCCAACGGATGGCTTTGCTGCGTGGATTGCTGGATAACAATGGTGAACCACAGACTGACGGCTCTATCCTCTTCAAAACCGACTACGGTATCACCGCCAAAATGGTTCGTGACTTGGTTCGGAGTGTCGGCGGTATTGCCCAGGCCAAGTTCAAGAAGTTCAAGAACTCGGTTATCCTCCGCCATCGGACTCCGGAGATTCTGTTCACCGATGAGACGAAACAGGATAAGCTACGGAACTCGGAGAACCGTGATCTGGCTTTGAAGATCGTGCAAATCGTTGAGAGCAATCCAACCGAGACCACCTGCATCGCGGTAGAACACCCTAGCCACTGCTTTGTGGTCAAGGACTACATCGTTACCCACAACACCTACATGGGTCTCTACACTGCCGTCAAACTTGGCAAGCGGGTACTCATTACGGTACAACCGCGTTACATTACCACCTGGATCAATGACATCGAGAAAACGTTGATCATGAAACCAGGTGATGTGGTTGTGTGGGAAAATGCCTCGTTGCCATTACTGGGGGAGAACATCGAGAAGGGGGTGCTTAATCCCAAGATTGTTATCGTGCCGTTCTCCAGGATCTCGGGGTATTTGCGTAACAACCGTAAGGACGCCACAGCGGTACCGCTCAGCAAGATCTTTGAACAGATCAACCCTGGCTACCGTATTGTGGATGAGGGGCATGAGTCGTTCCATGAGGTTTGCCTGTCGTTGTTCCACGGCAACATCAAGAAACTGCTCACACTGTCGGCTACCTTGACAGCTGATGATCCGTTCATGAACAAGATGTACAACCTGATGCTTCCGATCAGTCTCAGGCTTAAGGAACCTGAACCTGAGAACTACATCGACATCGTTGCTTACATGTATCACTTGTGTCAGCGCAGGTACTTCCTGAAGACGGTACAGTTCGGCAGCTACAACGACATGGCGCTTGAAGCGTCTATTCTGCGTAGTGCGGTCTTGACCGAGTTCTACTTCAAGATTGCCGACAAGATGTTTGTGGAGTATTACATCGGTATCGGGAAACCCGGTGACTACAATTACATCCCGCCAATAAGAGAGCCAGGCACCAAGGCTCTGTTCTTCTTCTCGCGTATTGAAATGTGTGAGACGATGTTGGCGATGTTTCAGGCGAAGTATCCGCACCTGGACTTCTGTACCTTCCTTGGAACGAAGGACAAGAAGACACCAACGAAGTATCTGGAACATGAGATCGTTATCACCACGCCGGGTAGTTGCGGTACTGGTAAGGACATTCCTGGTCTTGTCAGGACGTTCTGTTTCCATACGGTCTTCTCGACCCAAAGGAACAAACAGATGATCGGTCGCTTGCGTCAGCTACGTGGTAAGTTCGACGGTCGTATCACCCCGATGTTTATCTTCCCGTTCTGTAATGATATCGGTAAGCATCAGGAGTGTTTCCAGAAACGACGGATTGCCTTTGCCAATAAGGAAAAGGATTTCAAACTTATTGAATCTAACTGCTCGCTCAATTAATATGGGCGAGTATCCCTAATAACGGACAGTTGATATGCACAAGTTCGCAAGCGGTTCAAAAACTGTCACCAAGGCGGTGATACTGGAGTGCCATTGCCTTGGCTTAGCCGGGGATCTGGTACGCACAGTTGTTGGTGAATCCATTTCTGATTTCCTGCTTAACCTGACCGACGTTGATGCCCGCATTGACGACGAGTGGTATTACTCTCTTCTAAGAGATCGTCTCTACAGTGACGACGGGGAAGTGATCTCCTGGTGGTATTCTGAACAGGAGAAGTTGATGTTTGAAAGAGATCCGCATGGACACCTCATGTTGTATGGGAATCAAGTTAGCGGATACCTTGAGTCCATTGCAAGTGATAACGAGGACATTATTAACCTGCTCTATACCAGTATGACTATGGAAGAGATCACGGTGAGTAGCATAGTTCTCAAAGATAAGCTTATACTTCTTGTGAGAGGAAGACAAACATGATGACTAAAGCGCACTTCATCCCTACTCCGGGGATCGACCAGCTCCCGCACTACTACGTTATCCAGAAATTGATCGAAGAGCGTATTCGTTCGATTCTCCAGGGTGACAGCTTCGTGGATAAGTCGCACTTCCTGGTGGCTAACTACCTGGAAACGCCGACAACCTTCACCACCCCTGAACAGGTGAACAAGCACAACGCCGAGATGGCCAAAACCATTCTGGCTACGTTCAAAGAGTACGAGAAGACGCCGGAATACCACGACGCCATTATCCAACTCAAACCGTACGAGAACACCATGTTCCAGATCACCAGTACGACCTACGTAGGCATTCAGGTCTTGCTGAAGTTCGAGGATAAGGACCTGGCGGGTTAATGCTCTCCTTTATCCTCAAGCTAGACCCTGAAACCCGCGAGGAACTCTATTCGGATGTTGCGCTAGAGTTCCTCGACCTAATCATGATGGAAGCAATCTTTGTCATCTTCCAGATGGCTAACCCCTATGACTATCCGCTGCTCGACGACATTGAGTTCCTAGCGGATGATCCGGATTCACAGTTCGAAGCCTCGGTGGAATATCTACTCGCGGTATTGGCTGAAAAGAATCCATTGGATGGGGTACAGTTGCCTAACACCGATTTGGTGGAGTACGCTCCGGAGTATCGGGACGCCATCATGATTAAGCTGGGTGCAGCGGTCGATGCGATCAATGCCATGAACGACCCATCTGAAATGGCTGCTATCAAGAATATCTTGTCGCAGCCAGGCTTTCAGAAACGGTTCAAGTTTAACTCCTTGCATTTAAAGGACCGTGTTGTTTACACCATCTCGCCCGGTATTGACGATTTGGGTCTGCCGACTATGAGTTCCATGTTGACAGGAATGCCTGTTTTACCCCCATGCTGATACTGTATAACCCTACCAACCCCGTTAAGGGGTTGGTAGGGTTATATAACAGCTTTATTTTTTGCTACTTGATCGCGGTAGCCAGGTTCAACTTGGTACGTTTACGACCAGCCTGGTGGTGAGCCTTCATACGTTGCAGCATGAACTCTGTTGGTACCCGCACAACTTCTGCCGAGAGACGGGAAGCGAACTTCGCCAAACCTTCACCCAAGCAGGTTTTGCAGTAGTTACCCTCAGGAGACAAGCAGAACTGAGGAACACGCATTTGGATAGACTTACCCATGATCTTCTCTACTTCCTCGGGAGTGATAAGAACAGGCTCCTTGCCTTTCATGTAGTAACCACCCACCCAACTGAAGCCGTTCTCTTTAACCAGGGTCATCTCTTCAGTACGAGGAGTACCGCAGTCAATACCTTCAACCTTACCACGACCCACAAGACGCAGGGTTTCTTTTACCTGACTACCGCCTTCACCGGTTGCCATGGAGCGAGAGTACGCACCCGCTACCGCGGCGTTGGTCTGTACGACCACTTGCTCAGGGTCAAGACCCTCATCCAGACTGCGAGGCAGTGCAATCCAGCCGCCACCTTCTTCGTCCTGTTCAATACCGAAAGCAATGAACATACGTTTACGAGCAGTGTTGATGAACTTGTCATTGATGAAGAAGTTCTTGCTCTTACCCTTCATCATTTCTTCCCGGTCCATCTGAACCAGTTCTTCTACGGCCGCTGTAAAGGCTACAGGGTCGTTCATCTTGCCTTCGGCCTTAAGCTTGGAGAACAACTCATCTTTACGCTTAAGTACCGCTGCTGAGACCGACAGGGCGTCTACGCCACCAGGCTTAACAAAGAACGAACCCAATCCTTCCAGGTAGTAGCAGTTCTCGGTAAACTTGAGGCAGTCGTCTACAGAGGCCTTACCTTCTGGTACAGTTTCCCCTTCCTTGGGGTTATCGACCATCAGTCGGTTGATATGGCCTTCAATCAGTTTCTTGGTGAAGAACGTATTGACGTAGTCCACCTTACCCAGGAATGGTTCCCACCACAGCACGATGTTAAACAACATCAGGCCGAAGGTAGAGTCAACAGCTTGACCCTTGAGCATCGGGTGGAAGTCACCCGGGAATGAATAAGCATCATCCATTACAGCAAAGGGTTCATCCACCTTACCGTCGAGTACAACCGTGTTACCGTCGACAATAGCGTGGAACTTACCCTTCTCTACAAAGACTGTCCAGGGAATCTTCTTGAAGGCGCCAGAGGACTCCTCATCGTCGAACTGAATCGAGATGATAGACTGTACCGCTGCCTTGTTGGCATAGCCCAGGTTGTTGAACCAGAGCTTTAGGAACTCGAGTTTATTCATTGGTCAGATCCAACATGCCGATCATCTTCTCAATGGCCAGCAGTGCCAAGTGATCAGTAGTGATCTCGTTAATGAGGACCAGGAGCTGTTCACGAAGGGTATCGTTATTCAACTCACTGATGAGATAGAGCGCCATGACCTCTTTGCCGTAGAGGACCTGGTTGTCCATCGATGGATAGTCGAGGAGCTTAACCAAGTCTACCCTGAAGAAGCCCAGGAGCGTGTCTACAGGGCTGCCTACGCGGCCGTTGTTAGTGACGTGCTCATACGCCAGGGTGTTCTCGATAAGCGCTCTGTTGGCTCTTACACGCTTGATGATGTTGATAGGGATACCGTCTTCCACATCCCCCGTTAAGAGGTTATCGCGGACTGCCTTTAAAGTCACCTCGCTAACATCTTGTAGTAGCAACTCGTAATTAACGAGGGACACACTGTCACCCATGTATTTCTGGAAAATCAGGAGGAAGCGGTCAACAGGGGGGATATCAACAGAATCCAGAATGTTGCCCAAACCAATGACGTCTTCATACTGATCCATCTCGTGGAAGAAGTTGCCGACATGAATAAGCTCCTCCAAACGCTCGTGGGTGACCTCGTCCAGGTTGATGATAAAGCCTAGACGGGACAACACGTCGATTATATTGTTGGTAATCAACTCGTAGATTTGTTTCTTTTTGATGGGGGTATCAAAAGTTTCATCTACGATGATTTCAGTGATCACGTTTTGCAACAGTGACTCGGGGAGGTTCAACAGAATTAAATTGAACCCGTCAGTTAATATTTTAGCTTGGAGGTCGGGTATAGAGGCCTTGAAGTCAACCCAGATACCACCGATGAGAGTAGCGGCGAAGTCTTCTTCCGCTTCCATCATCACTACTTCGTCAGTCTCAGTAAGCATTGGGACTATCCTAACATTAGTTAAACAGGGAATCATAGCATATGTCTACTAAACAAGCTCAGAAGAAAGCCAAGCGGGCTGTGGCCTCCAAACAGAAACGTAAGGCGGCTAACGTCCAGCGTAACCAGGATCAGTTCCATCTGGGCCGTCGTGAGATGGCACGTATCGCCGTATCGCCAGAAGGCATCGAGGCTTCTGAAGCCAGACTGCGTTACGACATCGCCACCAAGGGCGTTATCCAAACGGCTCTGGATCTGAAGAAAGACATCGATGGGGCGAAGTCCAAACTGAACAACATCGAGGTGCTGAAAGGCATCAACGATATGATCCCGATCCTGGGCAATATCCACGGGGTTATCGAAGTCGTCGGCAAACTGGTCGACATGAAGAAGACCACCCTGACCGAAGAAGAACAGGCACAGATTGATATCTTCGACAAGCAGATCGTTTCGGTCGCCGAGGACGTCCATGCGATGTTCGAGTTCATCAACAAAGAACAAGAAGTGGACGAGTACATCTCCCTCTTCGTTCACTACACCGATACTCTGGCCGAGATCATGCAGTTCAACATCCCTGATCTGATGTCCGTCGTCCTGCGCCCTCGTGAAGAAATGATCAACGAATACGTGCGTGAGCACAAGCATGAAGGCGAGAACAACTACGAGTTCGGCATGCGTCTGCACGGCGAGCGCATTACCCGTGTACAAGCACTGTACCGCACTGTACCGGCTGCTGCTGAACCGATGCCAACCAACAAGCCTCTTGTAGGCGAACTGGCTGATGAATACGAAGATATCGGCGCCAAACAAGTCAACTGATCCCTTACGCAAGGAAGTAGTACATGAGTACTGAACCTCAAGAACCACAGGAGCAACAAGCTCCTGCTGTTGACACCCCGGTTGTGGTAGCACCTACGCACCGTGAAGTACACACCGCACAAAACACCACGATGAAACAGATCGTCGCTCCTGAAGATGAGATCATTCGCGATCTCACTAAAGAAGAGCAAATGGACGGTGGTTTCATGACTGTCTTCCTGGGTAACCGTAAAGAAGACATCCTGAAGGCCCAGAGCGTTATCGGTCGTTGGTTGACCTTCAGCGGTTCCAAGGCGATGTTCGAGCAAGAACGTCTGCCGGAGTCAGTCTTCAGCAAAGCTGAATCCGATTGGCTCCAGTACATCGAGAAGGAATTCCCCGGCAAGACGTCTGATCAGGTAATGACCCACGCGGCCGACCTGTATGCGTTCATGTCGGAGATTCAGGACGAACTGAAGATTCGCACCTCGATCCTGAACGAACCGGACATCAGCAACGTCTTCAACCGTGGTGGTGTTAACACCGGTGACATCGTCGGCAAGAAACCTTCTGCTTCCACCCAGGGTTTCTCTGCGCGTGAAAACATGCGTCGTCGTGCTGCCCGTAAAACAGGCTCTGGTGCTGACAAGCTGTCGTACGACGTGCTGTGCCGTGACTCGTTTGCATCGTTTGCTTTCTCGCGTACCAACCATACCGAGATGGGCGCACTGATGAACGACATCCGTCGTACCATCACTGGCTACGTTCAGCAGATCGGTAACAACAGTGCCGTGCTGGCGCGTATCGCTTCGATGCGTGTGATCTGGAACTTCATGGCGAAGCGTATCACCAACTCGAGCGTTACGGATCTGGCGGACTTCAACCAGCTCTCCAACGTTATCCTGTTGACTGACATGGATACCGTGATCACTGCGTTGATCGAGTCGACCAACACCAAGGGTATCAACCTGAACCTGCGGTGCTTCTCCGGTAAGTGTGACTGGGAAGCCTTCAAGTTGGTACAGGCGTCCAAGCTGCTGCGTCAGCGTCATCACATCACCACTGATGCCGATGAGGCTATCTACGCCAACCTGATCAACGGCCACGCCAAGTACACCATGGAAGAGACTCGTGCCCTGAGCCGTGCTTCGACCTATGGTCTGGAAAGCAACCGTGTGTATAACGACGAGAAGTCGATGTACCTCGAATGTGCTCCACCTACTTTGGCTGAAGCGTTTGATGCGTTCGACTTCTTCATCGGTGAAATCAACCCTGAGCTGGCCGAGCTGCGCACCAAACTCGTTGACCCTGCTGAGTACCAGACTCAGGTCACGATGGTCCACAACAACCTCGGTTCTACTGAGTTCATCCACTGGGTACAGCGTCAAGTTGACCTGCCAGCGGAAAACACCGACGAGGAAGAAACGGTATTCGCACGCAGCGAGATCGAACCCAACGAGTTCAACGGCGGCATCCTGGACGTTCTGCGTGACCAGGAAGACCTCAACCGTAACCTCGTCAAGTTCATCCTGAACAAGACACCGTACATGTCGCGTACCTTTATGGGTGTGCGTAACTACGTGTGTCCGAAGTGCCGCAAGAACATGGGTGATCTGGAAGACCCTGAAAACCTGCTGGATCGGAAGTTGGGCTACACGCCAATCGACCCAGTGATGAGTTTTTTTACCCTCACCCAGTGGGCGATGCTCAAGCAGACGGCCGTCCAAAACAAAGTCAAGTCCGAAGCCCTCTCGGAATAATCCCCCGAGTAGACAATCGGATTGTCTTCAGCCCTGTGTTCAATCAGGTTAACAACCAGCTTCTGGGGAAGTCCACCAAAGAGCTTACCCCAGAAGCCATGTCGTTTAACGAGTCCATGTTGCATGATCTGAACATGAACTACTATACCCCCGCTAATATGGATCCTTTCTCTTCAGTGGCTTACATTCCTGTGGAGCACGAGTTTACCCATGAGTGGTCGATTAAGGCTGTCGCTAAGAAGTACGGGTTCTACAAACTCCATGAGATCATGCCGTTAAGGGATTACATGGAAATGCCTATGTTTCTGATCGACGACCTGATCCAGGGTGTAGGTGAAGGACGCAGTCAGCGAGACAAGATTGATAACCCACCTGATGCCGACGGTAATAAACCGCTGAAGGTGGGAGATACCAATAAAGACTTGATGGAAATAATGCGCCAACTGGGTTTGGACAAGAAAATGATCTAAGTACAGCTTGCCTCTAGGGTCCCACCGGGCCCTAGAGGTAAAGCCGTATTTTATGCTGAAACCATATTCCTGGTTGCCTATAACTCTCTACGAAAGGGCCCTTTCATGAGCAAACAAGATTACACGCCACCTGAGAGCGAAGATCTCAGTGGTGATGACGCAAAGGAGGTTGCTGCACCTGTTGCTAAAGCCCCTGCTCCTGTTGTCATCACCCAACCTGCCAAAGAAGCGGCTGCTCCGGCTGAGGCTACTTTCCAGGCAGAACCAATGGTCATCGGCATCGCCAAGATGATCAACGCCAAAGGTGATACCACTACCGACGTCATGGTAGCGCGCATCAACCGCCACATCGAATTCCTGGCTGGGCGTAAGCGCTTCAAGGACAAGAAGGAAGAGCAGGACGAACAGATCAGTTTCATCGAAACGATCGGGAACTCTTTCCGTCTCGACTTCGAACAGTTCGCTGTTGTCACTGACGACCTGCTGACCATCATCCGCGCCAACGCCGAAGTATTCTCCAGTGGTCTGGCCTTCCGCTACACCGTGGGTCTGGACAAGAAGTATCCGGCTCAGACCATCCGTCTGTACCACACGTACGTCTCGTTCCTGACCATGGTCGCCAAGAACTGGGAAGCACGGTACAAGCTGCACTCGTTGATCGATCTGGCCAGTGTTATCACTGACCTTAATCGCAAGGGTAAAGAAAACGTTACCCAGTACTTCCGCTACCTGACCAACGTCTAACCAACCGCCGTCAATTCATCATAACCCCTCCCTTGCAAGGACAGAACAAATGGAATACGTAGAAGGCTCTTACCAACCTGATGGCGACGGCTTTGGTCTCCCAGACGCACCGCATGTTGAAATCATGTTCGACTCCCTGAACGACACTGCTGAGCAGATGGACGTTGCGGGTACCGAATCCATCTCACTGACCGCCGCTCAACAATACGCCCAGGGCGTGCTGCTGTCCGCTGGTATCGTTTCCGGTAGCCAGGTTACTGGTACTGAAGGCGTGTTCTCCGCTATCGGTGACGGCTTCAAGGCAGTCTGGGACTACATCTCCAAGACTTTCAAGTCGATCTGGGACTTCTTCTTCAGCCGCGACAGCGCTAAAGACGCTGAAGTAGCCAAAGAAGTCTGCAAAGAAAACGCCGACGAACTGGCCGCTGCTGCTGCCGGTAGCCAAGACGAAGCCACCGCCGACAAGCAACTGAACGCTATGGCGGCAGCTGGTGTTGACGGTGAAGAAATCGCCAAGGCGAAGAAAGGCACCCTGGCCGAAAAGAAAAAGGCTATTAAAGACGCCCTGAAAGAAATGGCGAAGTTGAACAAGAAGGGTCAAGCTGCTTTGGCCACTGTTGTTGCCAACGCTGTTAAGGCGAAGAAAGCCTTCCTGACCCTCGCCACCTCCGCCGGTAGTGACAAGGAAAACAAAGCCGCTGGTCACCTGATCGGCAAAACCGACTTCGCTGACGCCTCCATCGACATGGCCGGCATGGTTCTGAAGTTCACTACCCGTGACTCCCAGTTCCTGAGCAAGTTGGAAAAAGCCACCAGCATCACCGACGTCAATGCTGCGATCCAATTCAGCAAAGACTGTGCGGCCAACATCGACTCGCTGAAATCGTTCTCCGACGAATTCAAAGGCAAGAAAACCGCCATCGAGAAAATGCTGACCGGCGCTGAAGCCAAGATGAAGAAGGCCAAGGACGCGAAAGACAAAACTGAACTCCAGAAAGACATCAGCGCTCTGCGCGTGATCGTTGGTACTGGCGTTAAAGCGTCCAAGCTGATCGAAGCCAACTACCACCGCGTAACCGAAGCGTCCACTGCCCTGAACAAGGTCTTTGGTATCGCCGCTTAATAACGTCTGTAAGGCGTTCTGAGCATCGATCGTGAATAAACCCTCCTACTCCCCGACTAAGGGAGTAGGAGGGTTTATAGCTGCTTTACGCTGCTTTCTTCAATGCTTCTGGTAGTACTTGTGCTTGACGTGCTTCTCGTTCTGCTTTTGCTTTGGCTGCACTTTCTTGCAACTGCTTCAACATGTCACCGAAGCCCAGTTCTTCCAGACCTTTCTCAAAGTCGGATTGCAGTTTGTCTGCTTGTGGGAAACGGAACAGATCGTGACTCAAGCCCATGGCATTCGCCTGAGTACTGCTGGCATAGTTGACAGCAATCTCCCGGAACTTCATTGGGTTGGCACCCTGGATCGCATAGACTTCCATCTGAGTCGTTTTGTTACTGGTGTTAGCTGCTAAGGTACCGTGTGGGTATGCACCCTCAACGTCAAGGTCGGATACACCAGCGCGACCTGAGCTAAGAACGTCATCAAGCCCGATGAACATTGCCCGGCCCATATCGGAGTTCTTCTCAGTATCGAGGAGAGCAATCCAGTTATCCAGAGTAGGCAGACGGTCACTGAAGGTCTTGTCACGTCTAGCAGGTGTACTACCCCAGACGTAACCGTGTTCGCGCGCAAGGAAGGACAGCGTATCCGAAATCAAACGTGGCTGCGAAACGAAGTTGAAGTATTCCGAATAACGCAACAACATCGGAATCGACAGCGAGAAGTCAAATGTCTGCTCGTTGATTTCTTCAATAGGCCAGTTATCCGCAATGTTGTACATCGAATACAGATAAGGATATTCCTTCTGCATGTATCGATGCCACTGTCCTGACCCTGGACCCTTGCTCATGCCTTCTTCAGTGTACAGCTTACCCTGAACCTTTTCACGCTGAGCGGTAGCCTCCAATGAATAGCTCTCGAGCTTACCCGACGAGAAACGCTTAATCGCATAACCCGACATGGCATCAGCCCATTGCCACCTTGCAGGACAACGAACAGTTGGAAACTTCTCTTGTGGTTCCAGAGGAGTCTTGTCGCCATTCTCTTTAACCTTGTGAGTACGACCAAGGTTCAGCTCGTAACTGCGATACTCTTTGGGAACTGCTGGATCACTGTAGACGTCTGCGAGGTTATAGCCTTCAGTCCTGAGCGCGCGTTCACAGGCTTCCATGTCATAACCAGCGTTCCAGCTCAGTACCCAGTCAGGATCCCACTCATGGAACTTCTGAATGCAGGCATAAGCAATCTGACCTGGCGTGTCAAACAGCTCATACTCGATCTTGCACTTACGACGCTCAACGTGTTCCTTGACGTACTTCTCTTCGGCTTCCTTTAACGATGCCAAGATTGCAAAGTCGGTTAATCGTACCTTGGGATCAATCCTGTCCTGACGACTTTGATACCAGCTACGTTGACCTGCGAAGTAGGCCTTGCCTTTCATGGTAACCGAAGCCATCATGATTGGTTTGACTTCGCCGAGGGCTTCCATGTCTGCTTCAACGTCGAATGCCGCTACCGAGAAAGGTTCCTTTTCCTGATACTCACCATACTTCTTAAAAAACTGTTGTTTAAAGTGAACCGGAGTAGTCTGGTCCAAACCAAACACATACTGTATACCCTTGCCGGACTTGACGTCATAGATCGTCGCGCCACGGTCGGCTACCCCAAATAGCTGTTTACGGACTTCAAACGGAATATCACGACGAGTACTGCGATACTCACGGCAGAACCGTTCTTCCAGGTAATCCTTCGGTTGGAGGAACTTACGGTGCTGTTCCTTAACCAAATGCCAAGGCTGTTTATAATTCTCGTAGGACTGGAAAACATTGGAACGACTACCATCCTCGTGAATGTTGGTAATCTTTGCGGATAGTAAGTCTTTGCTCCTGTCAAAACGATGCTCTGTATAGACGGCATGTTTGCAGACACGAGCGATAATCGGTGATAGGTTTTCTGCGACAGTTTGTGTCATGGTTTTATCCTGCATTTTATGCCCGCTTTTAGCGCTATATCAATGGCGTCCCAGTATTAAATATCTTTGAGGAGTACAGGTGCATGATCTCGATGGATTTTTTGAAACGACCCGTCGGAGGGTTGGAGTTCATTAACTTCCAGTCCACTGACTTCTATCGCAAGATGTCGACGTTCCTCGAAAGTCAGATTGGTCCCGACGGTGTTCTGAGTAAAGAAGCCATTGCTGGCATCAAAACCCTCATCGAGGAATTCACTGGCTTCAAGAACGTGGATCTGAAGTTTGCGAACAGTGGTAACCTGTCTGTTGATACCGGTTACTTCTCGCCCAACCACGTGTTGAACAACAACCTGGTAGACGAACTGCTGAAGCCTACCCAGACTACCCTGTACCGCTGGTTTACCCAGAACAAGGACAAGGTGTTCAAAGGCGGTATCGATTACACCACCGGTAAAGTACTCGGTAGTTTCCAGACCGTTCCTGTTACCTTCCAGCTCAACCCCGATCTGAATGCAACCTTTCCGGCTGAGAAGGTGAAGAAGTTCGGTGTTCCATTGCCGGGTATCCTGGCAGGTGCTATCGCCCACGAACTCGGTCATGTGTTCAGCGGTTGCATGATGCTGCTCACAGTCGCTTCTGACAACGTCTATCTGAAAGCCTCTCTACGGTATTACCGTGAAGCCCAAGACGTCTCAGACCGCGTTGTAGTGCTCAAGGACATCGCCTCCTTGCTGGATGTTCCGGCTGCCAAACAAGGCGAATTGCAAAAGCTCGCCCAAGACCAGGATGACAAAACACTCTTCCTCTACTTCGATAAATTAATCGCCCAACGTAATATGCGACGCAGTTTGTCGGTTGGGGTAGAAGCCATGTCGTCTGAAGTTGTGGCTGACATGTACGCCATCCGCATGGGTTGTGATAAGGGTATTATCGCTGCTATTGGTATCCTGACTGACCAGGGTTGTATCCAGACCGTGGTTAACAGCATGATGATCGCCGCTGTGGTTACCATTGTAGCACTACCTGGTTTTCTGACGCTGACCCTGTCCATCGGCCTGGCCGGTGCATTGTTCTCGGCGATGCTCTTCTACATGTTCATCTTTGTTCTGAACTACTTCAGCAAAGGCTACTCGGGTGTTTATAACGCTGACCATCGTCGTTTCGAAGATGCCGTTCGTCAGCTGATCCAAAAGCTGAAAGAAGACACCACTATGCCAGCTGCTGAAAAGAATGCTCTGGCTGATGAGGTACAACAACTGCTCGCACATGCCAACTGGTTACGTCCTTGGTACGAGAGTACCGTGATCCACCGCTTCATGGGTTGGGTGTTCAGCCAGGCTGACTTCAAAGCTCAGGAAGTTGAACACTACACTTCTGTGATTGCCAACCACGAAGTGAACACCATTTCCGTTAAACTGGCGCGTCTTAAAGCACGCCGTGATGGCACGGACACTTCTCCAGAAGAAACCAACAAAACTTTCGAAGCTTAAACCCTACCCATAAAGGAACTCCGCCATGTCGCATTTGATCCATGTACTCGAATTCAAGAAAGCCCTGACTGAGAAAGGCATCACCTGCCCGATCGAACAAAGCAAACTGCTGGCAGAACCTTTCACTCGCGCACTGATCCGTCGTTCGTACCGCCTGGGCGGCTGGACCTCCGAGATGGACGAGAAAGCCTGGGCCATGCTGGACAAGTGGAACAAGGTTTCCCCTATCCCGGCTGCACTGATCCACAAAGGTGCCCAGGTTCGCATCGGGATGCTGAATGGCGTCATGATGAACACCGGCACCCTGCCGTGCAAGAAAGAGTTCACCTCTATTGTCGGTGACGTGGACGTAGGTGAGCTGCCAGCTTGCAACGTTCTGACCGACTACCTGGTACGCGAACTGGAGGCTAACCGTGAGTGATTCCGCTACCTCTCAGATCGATGATTACCAACAGATTGGTAACTCGAGTCCTGTTGATTCCTATCAGCCAGGCGAAAACAAACAACGCATCGACCTGACGGAATACTACCAGGTCAGCGAACAGAACAACGCCACCGTAATGGTGATGGGTTCTGAACAACTGAACCTCGGTACTTTCTCCAAGCAGGTTGCGCGTCACCTTAAACTGCAAGGCGTTGAAAACTATGACCCGTTCCCTTCGGAACGCAACGCTCGCATGGGCGCTGAGGGTTTCTTCAGTGCGGTGTACAACGGCTTCAAGGACTTCATCGAAGCCATCATCAAGTACATCCGCATGGCCATCGACTGGGTTGTTGACATGGTCAAAGGTATCTTTGGCTTCCGCAAGAGTGAGCGGATCACCAAAGCCATCGATGACGCGCTACCTGATCTGAAGAAAGAGTTCGAAGATACGTTGATCAGCTTTGGCTTCAACATTGCTGAATACAACGTCGAGAACTTCCTCGGTAAGTTGCCTGCTGGACAGGACCGTGTTGCCCAGATCCATTTGCTGAAGAATAAACTCGACAGTGACGTGGATCAGATCAAGAAGCTGGAAGCAGCTATTCCACTGATCCAGCAGATCAATGGCAAGATCAAACAAGGTACCGACAAGGTCAACGTCGCTCAGAGGCGTCTGAAGAAAGTAATCCTGGACGAGTATAACCGTTCACGTGTTCGCTATAAAGCGGGTAGTCACGTTGATGGTGCAAGTTCGAGCGAAGTGACACAGGTCCTCATTGCTATCCAGGAAACATCGCTTGCCCTGGATACCAAGGAAGTTGTTAGCCTGGTGGCTAAGCTGTACAAGGACCTCTACAGCCTCGATTTCTCGAACGATGAACTGGCCAACAAGTTTGACCAGGTACAAAATCGTCTGAAGACCGAGGTGCAGGCAAGTACCAGTGTTGTTCGTGGCATGGATGTCAGTACAACCATGGCGAGCATCCAGGCACTCAATGTCCGCTACCAAAATCTAGTGGATACCGAGGTCGACATTTCCCGTATTGACTGGAAAGGGTTGGGCGAGATTATCCATAAGTCGGACTCTGAGAAGCTGTCCGTCATGGCGACCTACTACCAGGCGCCGGCTATCCTCTCCGCCTACCAGGAACTGTCTGTTGACATCCGTAACTTCACCCAGTGCTGCTACGGCATCAGTAAGGAAGTCCTGCGGGTTGAGAGACAGATCACCAGCCTGGTGGAATGGTACGGGCGTATACACGCGTACTATTACAGCGGTGTTCTTGGTGACCTAGACACTGTTGAGAAGATTGTTGCCGAGGCACGTGCTAAAGGTCTCAGCCCTATCATCGAAGGTCGGGTGTTCATCAAGGATGCAGACGCTAAAACGTTTGCTGAGAAGTTGTCCGCCAACGTGAACTTCGCTATCAAGAACGATGTTGGTGGGGTGAAAACCAGCCTCAACAACTTCACCAAGCAAATCGGAGCAGGTAGATTACTATGAGCCGAGCAGCCATGTGGGAAGAGATCGTCAAACTGAAGGGCGTGGCTGAAGTCACCACCCAGACGTACATCGACGAACTCGAATCCCTGATTACCGCTATGGAAGACGATGGTCTGCCACTGCCGGTTGCTACAAAGATCATCCGCGGTATCTGGGGTAACAGCTCTCGAGCCAATGCCCTGATGGTGCAGCTGTCTGAATGTTTCCCGGAGACTAACAAGTCTGTGGTGCTGTACGCTGGCTTGCCTGTCGAGGAGTCGCGTAAGCAGCTGGGGGAACTTGAAGAGACACGTCAGTACTTCAAGCTGATCTACGACTACATTCATGAGGTGGTTGATGCCACCATGAAGGGATTGGTGGAGGCTGAGTTCACGGTTGAAAACCAGTCCATCTTGAATGAGTTCCGTTGCGAGGTGTTGAAATACGTCGCGTACACGGGTGACTACTTCTACGAAGCTGAGCAGAAGTTGAAAGACGGTTCGCTGACTTCATGGGCTCAACTCAACCGCGTACCGGACGTGGTGATCAACGGGGACTACCTGTTTGTCAACGAGTTCAAGGCGACCATGGCCAAGGCTCACGTCGATTATCTGAAGGGAACTTTCCAGCCAGATCTGAAACTGGCTGGCTTCAGTCTGAAAGACTTCTCTTGGCGCTCCAGCGATATGGTCAACAAGTTGAAGCTGCCGTTCCTGTTTGCGGAATACCTGAACCTGAAGTACCCTGGTACTCCGTTGGATCAGCCTGCTGAATAAGCTGTACCGGCCATAGACCTACCCTACCTCCCGCAAAGGAGGTAGGGTAGGCTTATAGCTGCTTTACACCGGACCCATGTTGACCATGGATACGTCATGCGGCAAGAAGACGATGTCAATGTCTTCCTTAATCGACAACAAACCATCAGAACTCTGTTGCAGCAGCTTACGAATGCTGAACCCTGTCAGGTCATCCGCGTTACTGATCACGTCAACCGTACTGTCACCGGCCAGCGCGCTCAGCTTAACTGCCACCACTTCACTTGACGTACCATCTTTCAACTGCCATGCCAAGTCGTTTGAACTGAACGTGGTAGTTCCGAACAGGCCCAAGTTAAGTGTCTGCGGAGTACTGGCATCCAGGGAGTCCTTCAAGCTTTGGTTCTTCATACCCGATGCAGTCAGGTAGTAGGTGACCACAAAGCTCAGGTCTTGACGCAGATACGAGGTGTAGTTGCTGTTGACCACTACCTTCTGATAACCCAGCTTGTTACGCGGCTGGTAGACCAGGCTAGTTTGATCAAGCGCAGACGATGCAAAGTAAGCCATGTCTTGACTGATCACGTTCACGAAGTAGTCTTTGGTCTCTTGGGCAAACTGTTCGTCATAGGCATCATGACTGAAGTAGTAAGCACCGTCGAAACCAATGAAGTCCCAGTGGTAGAGTTTTTCACGAGGAGACACTTCCACATACTTGCCTTCAGCATCCAGCATGTAGTCATCTTTGGTGTATTCCAACATGACACGAGGAGGTACGTTGTTATCGTACATCAAGTCGCCTGCATGGTGCTCTACCTGAGCCACACCATCAACAAAGATGATTTCCTTAAACTCATCGTCGGTACGTTTATAGATTGTTTCCGGATAAGTGAACGGAACATCCACTCCGTACTTCTTGAACTGCGCTTCACCGACCAGAGGTCTGATACGGCTGTACAGGTTCCCCAGCTTACGACCCAGTGCTACGCTGTACTGGGTTTCGATAATAGCCACCATCGGCACTGGGAACAGGCTCTGATCGATCTTGTCATCCGAGGAGGTAGCTGTGTTAGCCTTATCGCCCTGGAAGGTGAAGATAAACGTCATGTCCAGTTCCAGAGGCACGCCAGTGGTTGGCTGGGTGTTACCGAACTGCACAAAGTTGGTGAAGTAAATCACGTCGTTAACATCAACGTCGAAACGGCTGTCCAAAGCAAACTGCCAGATCCGCTCACCATCTTCAGTCAGGCCATACAGCGTACCTGCAATGCTTGCCAGGCTGTTGGTGTCTTCAGGCTGTACCGACAGTTGAACGCCCAGGGTGGAATCATCCAGTTCCTGGTAGCTCTTACCGGAGGCCGTAACCACAGTGATCAGATACCCGGCATCGTTCTGTTCGATCGCTACCGTACCCACACCCACGTCAATACCCAACAGACTGTTCTCAGCCTTAAACGTCTGGCTCTTGAACTTGGGTTCATCCAGGTGATAGGTACGCAACACCGCTTGGGAGTTGGTCAGGTCCATCACATAGTAGAACGGTGTGTACACCAGCGTGGTACTGGCTACCAGATCAACCTTGCCTTCGTTGCTTCTGGCTTCGTAGGAGTTCTTGGTAATCTGGTTGATCAACACGGTGGTTGGTTGGCTGATGTCGAATAGCACGTTGTGCGGAATGGTGATCCTGGATCCGTTGTCGATAACCACGCCACTGCCGATCAGGCTGTTGACCGACGCCAGGTAACTACCAACAAAGCACGCCATAGGCGCAAACAGCTTCTTGTTGTCCTGGATCCGAAGTTCCTTGGTCAACGAGTAGCTGCGCTTGGTCAAGTAGTCAATCGACTTAACCGAGTTGTAACCGTAGTTCTCCACGGTACCAATCAGGTTGTTCTCAGTGATCGGAAGGTTACGCTGACGACGGCCGTTGATAAAGGAAGCCTTCATCTGAGCAAACGGAATAGCGTTGCTACCACCAGAGGTTGACGTCATTGCGCGCCAAGCCATGCCACCCGAGGACTTCAGTGCATTGGAGAAAGGCCCCAGAGTACCAGCGCCGAAACGATAGTCCTGGTAGTTAACCCCCACATCACCCAGAGCAGTCTGAGTAAAGTCCTTCAACAACTCGCCTTTGGTGGTGTAGGTGTAGATGTCGATCGACCCAATACCCAGACCGTTGGCAATGTAGACATCAGGAATCTTGTAACCAAACTTCTGGTTACTGACATCCAGACTCAAAGCCAGGGTAGCGGTGTTCGGATCGAACACATCCTGGTCATAGCTCACCAGAAGTTCAGACTTTACCCCACCTACTGTTTGGAACGCACGAACTGCGAACAGGTAGTCGGGGAAGCTAACCTCGCCGCTGCAACCAGAACTTTGGTTAGAGGTCAGGTTCTCTGTTGGCAAGCAGACCAACTGACGGCAAGGGATAACGATCGTCAGGTAACCGTTAGGCGTTACAACACGCTTCAGGAGGTTGTTGGCGATTGGATTAAGCGGGTTGTTGGTGGAGTCATCGTAGACCACCTGGTAACCCGTCTGCTCGCTGTAGCGGATCTCCACACCGTTCTCGATGCCAAAGGTATAACCACCGAAGGTGAACTCACTGTCCTTAGGCAGCAAAAGCATTTTGTACGTGAAGGTACTCTTGCCCAGCGTTACCGTAACGTCCTTAGCCAGAGACATAAAAACTTCAGTCTGGATAGCGTATTGCAGATCCATGATCGACGGTGTGCCGAACATACCTACTTGTTCTTCCTCAGACATGTGACGGCTGAGGTCTGCGGTACTACGGGCGTGTGCAGGAAACATCTTGGCAACAGCATCATCGATGCGGTTCAGGATCCCGTGAGCGGAACCCAAAATGATGTCAGTACCGAAGACAAATGGGTGTGTCTTGCTATTGAGTTTTACCGACTTGTCGAAGTAGTCGTTCTCAACCTGATTGACAACACGGTTTACCCCACGGATAGGGTTGTTGGCCAGTGCGATCAATTCGTTCTGTGTAATGTCGGCCATTTACTTGTCACCCCAGTATTCCATTTCCATCGAGTTCAGGTTGATCCAGGGGTAGCACAGCGCATAGTTAGCTGCGTAGTACTCACTGAACTTCAACTTGCGGTAGTTGTTTTCCCGAACGCTTGGGTTCATGTTTGGATTAAAGAACAACGTGGTACGGTTAAACATATCCGCAACACGTAAGTTGTTATAACGGAAGACCACGCTAGGGAAGTTGATCTCGACTTCATCCTGACCCTGGCCTCGCAGACTGTTCTGCGTACGGTCGATGGTACTGAATGCACCCGATGGGTAGGTGTTCGGCCAACAGTAGCCGTTCATGTAGATCCCTTCGATACTCCGCATGTTCTTGTTCATGATGATGTGATAGACACGCATGTCGTAATCACGGTAGTTCTGGATCAGGGCCTCTGGGTAAGGCTCCATTCCTTCGTCACCCAGCGTAACCCCTTCAATGTAGTGGTTGATCACGTCGAAGATAAACGGAACCACACCCGGCTTAGGGTTATGAAAGGTCAGACGCATCTCGTAGTCGTAGTTAACCTTCAGGATCCCGTTTGGGTACTGATAGACTTCCTTACGAATACCAGGCTGAGATTTCTCTACCGGCATGTTGACGTCAGGGAATCCAGAAGAGACCTTAACCAGGTTGGTTAAGCAGCCCATCCACGGGTACAGTGGGTCCAACATTGCACTGTTACCACTGTTGGCTCTTCCCCAGACAGGATCTAGCAACCCCTTAACGTAATGCTGTAGGGTATTTCGATCTGGGTTATACAACGGCAACATTTGAGGATGTTTTATCACGTTTTCGTCGGATAAGTTCAACAACGGCCGGTTAATAAAGACTAATCCTATGGTGTCGTCGGGGATGGGAGCCAACTGGTTCCCAGGGCCTAGAATTCGTACCCCTTTCAACATACTGATCAGCGCACTAGAGTAACCGGGCCCACCGTTTTCTCTAAACGCATATTCCAGCCATTCGTCATATGTCTGAGAGTTTAGATCACCTGCGGGTTCTTCATTCCCTGGGGTCTTGTCGTACCACCCGCCATACTGATTCGGATCATCCGCCATTTCTCTGGCTCCCATTAATGAAGGTAATTAAAAATGATTGGTAACGTATTAGGTCTGGGGTCTTACCTGCTGGATATTGCAAGTAAGTTTTATCCCGATAGCAAAGACATAAACTCCGCCGCCAAGGTGGCGGGCCAGGTTCAACGTTCATACAATGTGGTCTCGACCACCTCGGTCCATCAGAGTGCCAACCGCGCTATCATTGCACCAATGGTAGGTGTTGAGCAGTCCCTTCTGCATCAAGAATTCATGGCTGATCTCATGCAGATCATCATGTTGCGTGACGTGGTCGCCACTTTGACGCACCTGGCCCTTGAAGGCACCGTGGCAATGGGTGTCCAGATCAAGGATGTCATCGGGTCGATCAACCCTAACCGTGCCGGTATGATGGCGCTGATGGGCTGTGAAGCCTACGACAACAACATCCCCAACGGCGACAAAGAAGACAAGAAGCCAGAGCACGATTACGTTCAAGTCGGCGGCAAGTCCATGCCTGATCTGAACGAGTACACCCCGTTGGCCGTTGGTAAAGTGGTTAACGCCACCCTGGTTACCGAGCGCGGTGGCAAGATCGAGTTCCCGCTGACCTTCCGTCAGATCCCGGTCCCGATGTCGACCAAGGATCTTAAGCGTACCTTCTCGGCGGCCAAGATCGAAGAAGGTTTCTTTGCTCGCCTGACCATGGCGAAGACCGCTGAGATCACCTACCCTGAATTCCTCAGTGGTCGTGATGTCATCAAAGAACGCTTCAACATCCGCAACGAAGAGATGTCGGGTTACTATAAAGAAGCCCTGCGTCGTGAAACCGGTAACAAGCTCACGGCTGTACGTACCGGCGTGGTCAGCTTCAACAGCATGGCCAACTCCTTCATCATCTCCCAGGAAACGGCTACCCAGCTGGAACTGGACCTCGGTAAGCGTTTCCGCGACCCACGTTCGCGTGAAGGTATCTTCAAAGCTGTGGTGGCTAACACCATCGTAGTCTGCAACGAAGACCGAGGTATCTACACCTTCTACACCCACGGTAGCGATATGCCTGAAGTTTACACCCGTAAAGATATCGCAATCAAATCCAAAAAAGATTCCGGTTCCAACACTCTGGCGGACCTGGTCAAGTTGCTTAACGGAGGCATGTGATGGATATTTTCTCCTACGTCGGGAAAGTAAAGGCGGTAAAGAAGAACGAAATCCTGGCATCTATCCTGAACGTCAAGGTAGCGGGCGAAGACCTCAAGGCCAGTCTGGAAAACCTCCAGAGCAACAACATCGACCTGAGCGATCAGATTGAACACTGGGTAATCACCCGTAGTCTGAAAAAGGCTATCACCAGTGCAGGCTTCAACGCCAGCGATCTGGTTGGTGTGTCCAGGCACAACATCGTCGCTATTGACGTGCTTACCACCGAGCTGACCAAGGCTGTTAACAGCTATCGCGAAAGTCTGTGGGACGGCAAGCTGATGACTGTTAAGCAGGCTAACCTGTTGAACGTTATCGAGTTCCTGAACTTCTGGCTGCGTTACACCCGCATGGTCTACGATGTACTGCTGACCATGAACAACCAGAAAGTCGATCCGGCCCGTTACCTGCAACCGATCGACCTGAAGTTCATCAACGGCACTTCTTCGTTCTACACCAACTTCAGTATCGACCTGCTGCGCGGTGCGGCTGCGATCATGAAGAACATGAACAACCTGCCGGACATCGAGATCACTCAGACCTCGTTGGACGTCATGGAAAGCACCGGCGGCAAGACCCAGGTTGACCTGCTCAACAAGGGCTTTGGCATCCACCTGGTTAACCCGATCTTCTGGTTGGGTCTGGGTTGGAGCAAGATCCAAGGCATGCGTATCGAGAAGATGCGCCGCGACAACGAGTACTTCGCCATGAAGATCTCGCAAGCGATCAACCTGCGTAACGGCACGAACGACCCTGAGCTTGATCGTCGTATCGAAGTCTACCAGGACAAGATCATTCGCAACGACCACACCATTTCCGAGATCGAGGCCGACTATGCCTGAATTTCGCCGGGGTAACAACGGGTACGTCAGCGCTCACCTGAGTGATGGTGAACTGGCAGCCATGTTCAAGAACCTGAAGTACCTCCGTCAGGATGCGTACCAGGATTTCGAACTGATCATGAAAGGTGACGTAACCATCGAAACCCTGCGCGAAGTAACTGCCCTGTGCGGTACTTCCTTTGCAGGGTGGATGGAAGTCAACTTCGATAGCGGCAAGGGGCCGTTGTCTGAACTGGTCCGTGACATCGTTCATTTCCTGAATGGTCGTTGTGGTCATCGTCAGCTGATCACGTCTGTGGGTATCCAGGAGAACAAACTCCAGGACGCTAACAGTACCCGTTACGGTACATACACGCCATCCAGTCGCACAGGCGGCCATGCGGCCTTCTTGCAGGATGGGGACATGGTCTATGACAATGACCTTTACCGTCTTTTGGCTGGTGTAGGGGCGGGCGTCGTTGGACGCATCTTCTTACTCCTAGGGGGAGAGACCTACTATGGGTCAAATTAACCAGGAACTCCAGCTGGCTGCTGAAATGGCTGCTATCTCTGCGGTTAAGTCTGCCGAGATTGTCAGCCTGGCCAAAGACACTGGCGACCTTGATCGTTTTCAGGGTCGTCTGGATGACAGCAAGGATCGTGTCAACATGGTTAAGGCGGTGCTCTCGGGTACTGAACCTCACCAGGTCACACCTGAGCTGGCCAATGCCATGGACAACTCGCTGGCGCGCTCCAATGTGGACATTCCGCCTGTAAGCGGTTTGGACGCTGTAGAAGGCGCTGAAGCCCTCGGACGAACCCTGATGCCGGAAGATTACCTTTTGACCCGTCTGATGGGCTGTGAGAGCTTCCTGGGTGACTTCTTCCGTAAGTCCAAGGAAGTGGTAGTCCGCATCAACGATGGTTTCAAGGAAGCGTACATCGTCTTCACTCAGAACCACGACAGTCTGGTTGATGCCGTGGATGCGCTGGAACGTGGTATCGACGCTACTCCAAAGTTTGATGAAGGTCGCGAGAACCTGTTGCTGGGTGCTCGTCTGTTTAACCTGTTTAAGGTTAACGGCCAGATCAGCGGTGACTGGACGGGTGATGTCAGTAAGCTGAGTCGCACTATCTCGGCTGTAAGCTCCAACTACTACCTGAACAGCAAAAACAACATGAATGCTGCCCTGAGTTACTTCGGTGGGTTTGCAGGATTGGATCAGGCACTGGGGTTGGACCGCTTTCTCATGCTGCCGTCTCAGCTGCCGTCGACTCCGTTCAAGGAATGCAACAAACCAAACAAAGACTTCACCACTGGTCGCGTTACTGCGAAACAGTCGGTTGAGTTGATGGGCGGGGCGTACTTCATTGACATCCGTCAGAGTCATCCGAACTACCGCATGCATACCCCCGAGGATGTCGAGCAGTTCCTCTACATCTACCTCAACGAAGAGCTGACTGGTTTCGAAAACAGTTCTGAAGTGATTTACCCGAAACTGGGTAATGAAGTGAAGAGCCTGTCGACTCAGCAGATCAAGGTGATTGCAAAACACCTGAAAGAACTGTTGAAGGAATGGAGCAAGGTCTTCGAAGCGGGCGATAAGTACAAGCTGGCGGACAGCGATTACAACGATGTTGCCAAAGGCATCTACGAGTCGCAGATGGACGATGAACTGAAAGACAAGGTACTCAGTGCCTTCTCGTCGATCGTTCGTCGTAACCAGATCGAGCTGCTGACTCTGCGGGCCTCTCTGACCAGTTACCTGACCTTGGTTATCCACGGCTTGATCGAGCTGTCGAACCTCTCGGTTAAGGCCAACACGCCGTAAGGAGGCTGGTCATGAGCAGTACAAAGCAGCTGTATCGCAATTGCCTGGAGAACCGTATCGAGGGGCTGTGCGTCGAGAATGAACTGTGGGCTCTGGGTCGTCAACTGACCAATGACCCACATCGGCTAAAGATCCGCGTTGAAGGTAACGAGGACTTTATGGAGAGCGTCAAGGAGCTTGGCTCCGGGATGTTTGAAGTTAGCAAGTGGGTTGGTGGTAAAACTATCGACCTGTTTGGTAAGGCCCTTGGCGCGGCAGGTGCTGGCTTGTACCGTGCCTTCAGCGACAACGATACCTTGATCCGTAAGCTGACGCAAAACTTCAGCAAGATCGAGGATCATGAGTTGAACCTCAGCAAAACCACGATTGCCCTGATCACTGCCAATGGCGACATTGGTCATATCAGTCATGATATGGACACTCTGCTGAGCTCGTTGGATGCACTGGATAAGCACAGCAAAGAGATTCTGAGTTACCTGGACAAACAGCTGATCGTCGTCCGCAAACTCAAGGGTGCCTCATCATCTGAAAACATCTTCGCTATTGTGGAGGAGTTTGAAGCTGTGAAGTATCCATCGTTTAAGTTACCGCATTCAAAGGGTACTACGACGTACTCGGATGCGCTGCCAGGTGGCAAGGTCTGGGAATGTGTTTACGGCGACGGCAAGTCTCCGAAATATGTTATAGGCGGTGACGCGCCTGCCGAAGCGGGCTCAACCGTGACTTTGTCCAAGTCTGAAGTCAACACTCTGTTGAATAAGCTGGACAAGATCAACTCTATGCATAAGCGCTTGAAGTCGTCTTACGACAGTTACTTGAGCTTTCTCAAGAGCTGGTCGGAGATGGTTAAGTCTGTCGACTCTAACCTGAGCAAGCTGGATAAGGTTAGTTCGAGCGCTATGTCGGAGGCTGAGAAGATCCTCTCTGGGGAGGCCAATGCGTTGGCATTCTATAGCGGATTCACTCCTCGGGTGGTCAGCTACACCGACAGGTACATTCATGGTGTGCTTGGTGTTTTCGCTTGAACCGTTTAATTAAACACACAATTTTCCTTCGTTAACGAAAAAGGATACACGCAATGACCATCAACATTCTTGACATGTACGCCGGCGCCGAAGATCTGGAACTGGGCGGCGAAGGTAGCGGCGCAGTGGTTGACGCTGTCGAAGACGTCATCAAAACCGAAATCGCCGAAGTGACCGTAGCGATCGAAGAGCAATCCAACCAGGTTGAACAACTGGTTGCCAAGGTCGACGACCTGGAAGAAGCTGTCGAAGAAGCGACCGAAGTCGTTGAAGGCATGGAATCCCTGATCAACTCCGGTAACTTCAACTCCCTGGCTTTCGCCAACCTGTACAACCGCGGCGTGAAGCTCGGTAACAAGCTGGGCGCGAACATCCAGGGCGACCGCGTTGGTGCTGAATCCATCACCGACGCTTCGACCGCTCAGATGTATGCTCGTCAGGGCATGGAAAGCATCATGGACTCGATCAAGGAATACGGTCGTAAGGCCATCGAGTTCATCAAGCACATCTTCAACGGCGTGATCAACTTCTTCGTGTCGATCTTCGACAAGGCCGCGGCCATCGAGAAGCGCTGCGACCAGCTGAAGAAACGCCTGGAAGAAGGCGCCAAGGTCAAAGAGCTGATCAAGCTCGGCTCCTGGAACGTGTACATCGACTACGCCAAAGGCGGCCTGGCCGGCTTCAAGGCTAAAGGCTTCGAAAGCTCGATGAACGCGATCGCCAAGCTGACCGAGCTGGGCAAGAACGTTTCCGGCATCACCCTGGAAGACTTCAAGTCGGCTTACGCTGGCGTGATCTCGGCTATCAAGTCGGATGCCAAGGCAGCCGGCAAGTACAACGAGAAGAAAGCCGGTACTCACGACGTCCTGATCGGCGTGATCAACGGTGTTCGCATCCAGGCGTCCTACGTCGACAGCGACATCAAAACCATGGCTGACGCCGCCAACGCTGCCCGCTCCCTGAAGTTCGTGGTCATGAAAGACCCTGAAGCCAAGAAGCTGACCGGCGGTTCCGACGTCAAAGCCAAGCACGACAAATCGGCTCTCCTGAAAGAGATCTCTGACGTGCGTGGCATGGGCGCAAACCTGCGTAGCGCCAAAGTGGCCAAGGCTTTCAGCGCTGCTGAGCGTGACCGCGTTGTTGGTTCCCTGAACGCCATCAAAGCTGGCGAAAGCGACAAAGCGTCGGAAGTCAACGGCCAGGTTAACCTGGTTAAAGCTGTTTACAGCTCGACTTCCAGCGTGACTACCAGCATGACCAAGTTCATGATGAACGGCGCTGCTGCCGCTCTGGACTGCGTTGCTGCTCACATCGCTCTGTAAGGCGTGATGTTGCTGTAACACCGTAAGGTAGCTACTAAGGGCGAGCAATCGCCCTTAGTAGTCTTATGGCCGCATTTTGTTTTTTCAAGGGATGCTATAGGTTTTGTTACATATCCTTTTTAACAGGTACTTTCACCATGACGCAGCCAGTGCTTGCTCGACGTTTTATCAATACGCCTACTGTTGAAGCACTCTACAACGCCGAGAATCCTGAGAGCGTTGTGGATGCCACAGACGACACCGTCAACGACCTGTCGGACGAATACGACAAGGTATCGGGTACCGAATCCCTCTACTATCAATACATCTTCTCCCACATCCCCCGCCAACAGGATCTCGACAGTGTTCAAGGCACTGAGGGGTTCATGAGCTGGATTAAGGACATGGTAGGTTCTTTGATCACTGCTGTGAAGAACTTCTTCAAGTGGGTGTTCAGCTTCTTTACTGGCAAGAAAGAAGTGGCTGCTCGCAAGAACAAAAACCTCCTCGAGAAGTTAGACAAAAACGGGGTCAAGAAACACTTCACGCATTACCCTGCTGGTTATACCAGTGTGTGGGCCAGCAAGGCCAAGATCCCCGCCAACCTGGACTGGATGAACAAGGCTGGGGATGATTGGAAAGCAGCTAACGCAAAGGCTGTTAAGTACATCGAAGAGATCAAGAAGACACTCAAGGCAGCTGAATCGATCTACATCAGCAAAGGCCAACTGAGCAAGGGCAAGGAAGATCTGGAGAAGCTCTTCAAGACTCACCATGCTTCACTCGTGACCATCTTCGGTAAGGACCCAGCGTTGTTTGTGGGTGGCACCTACGTGTCTATCACTGCTCACGGTAAGCTGTCGCTGAAGGCCGATCCTGATCTGCTGGAATCCGATAAGAACGCCGGCTTTATCAGCAGCGAAACCACTACCCGTGCGCTGGCTAAAGAGCTGACTAATATGAACACTGTCTTCCAGGGCACAATCGAGAAATCGACTGATCTGGAGAGTGTGATCATTAAAGGTCTCAACAATAGCCTGGAGTTTGCCAATACGGTTGAAGTAAACAACGAGGCAGTCGCCAAGCAACTCACCGGCAGTCTGCAAGAGATTGTGCGTAACAGCATGGCCGGCATTAAAGCGCTGGAGACCCTGCTGTTTAAAGTCTACAACTCGCATACCGCCATTGTTGAAAGCAGCGTAGAAACCAAAGGGTAATCCATTATGCGCTTGAATTGCTTTAACAAAACTTTGTTGGTTGCCGCAGCCATGGAGCAACAGGGTATTAATGGATTGTATCCACGTTTTGGCACAGGACGGTCGATTAGCGATCATGTATTCAGCTATGTTGCGCCAGGCACTGTAGGTGTTGGTTTGATGATCGAGAAGGTTGACCTGGGGGAACTGTTTAAAGGTATCCCTCAGGACATCAGTGGTTTGATCTTTGGTCTGCCTGAGTTGGTCAACTTGCAATCCCTGGACGAGCTGGTAGACAGTCGTGTAGAGGAAAGCATCATTGTCATGGATGGTATTGATCAAACCGGTGCTGCTGACGACCTGAGCATTCTGTTCTTTAACTGGTTGCGGTTGGTTGGCTTGAGCGATTTGACCCGATTTGAAGTAGAGCTGGGTACGAGTGATGGTTACCTCCACGTAACGGCTCGGCGGGCCACGTACTACCGTGGCACCGTGATCATTAAGTATCTCTGAGGAGTAGGCGATGAATTTGTATTTTGAATTGGGGTTGGTCAGTCTCTTGCTGACCAACAGAGCGGTTAACCTGACCCCGGAGAACAATCCGGTAATGGTAGACCTACTGCGCTCCATGGGTCTTGATTACGTTGTGGACCAAGACAACCACGACGAAGGTTCTGCAAAAGAACGTCTCTTCCGCATCGTGGCCGCACTGGAAGATCGTCTGGCGTATTACGACGGTAGCGAACTGGAAGTTAACTGGCCTGTTAACCAGTATCTGAATGAACTACTCATAGACGTTCAGAATGGCACCTATACTCCAGAACGCAATGTGGCTATGCAGGTCTGTGCTCTCGGTAACAAGTCGTCTGACAACATGTCTGGTAGCGCGGTTAATGAGTGGATTGAATACTCTCACAAGAACCTGCGTTATTTCATCGAGCTCTATGAAGGTCATGAGGCTCCGTGCTTGCCGGTTATTCAAGCGCAGATTCGCACGATCGAATATGCCGAGAAGGTGTTGAACATCATCGACGTGTTCGTTACCAGCCGCCTGGGCATGTTCATGGGTGTGGAGGAGTTCTCTCCTGCACAACTCGAAGACCTGCCTGAAGCGGTAGCTGTTGATTTTGATGAGCCAGAAGAATGTCGCAAGGGTCCTGACTGCGATTGTGGCTGTGTGGCCGATCACACCATCCAACTGATTCAGGGCATGGAAGACTACCTGGGTGGTGTAAACAGTTTTGAGGCTAACTACCTCATCGGCGTAGCCAATGCCCGTAACGTGCGTATGAGTGCTGTAGAAGGCACGGAAGGCGCGATCCTTGACGGAATCAAGGATATGGCAATGAAGGCCTGGAGCATGATCACAGAGTCTTTTGGCGCTATCAAGGAATGGTTCACTTCCAACGACTCTGAAGCGGACAGCAAAGCCGTAAAAGAATCGGCAGAAGCGAACAAGAAAGACCTGGCAGCTTCCAAAGAAGGCAGTGGTGATCAGATCAACCCAGCTGCTAAAGCTGGACTGGTGAAGCTGGCAGCTGAAGCGGATCCATCGGGTGCGTTCAGTACCATTGTGGGTAGCCTCAATTCCAAGTCTGACGCATCGTCTTGTCTGGACAAACTCTTGGGCTTGCTGCAAAAGCAACAGGGTCCTGCCGCTGGTTTGGACGAACTCATGAAACTGACTCAGGAGAAACTGGCCGCTCTTAAAACAGCTGCTGGTGCCGTGTCGGGCAAAGACGAGAAGAACAAGGAAGTTGTCGGTACTGCCAAGAAGTCTACACAGGACAGTATCACTGCTGCAAAGGAAGCGGTTAAACAGGTTAAAGAGAAAGTAGCCGCCCACAAGAAACTGGTGTCGGGTATCCGCAAAGCGGTTAGCGGGATCAACACCAAGATCTTCCCTGCTGTGGAATCGAAAGAAGACAAAACCGCTAAGAAGGAGTAATGGCAATGGCCTTGGAAAACGTTCACCCGGAAGTTCTGGAGCGTGTCAGGCACCAGCTTCCAGAAGGCTACACGGTTCTGAGTGCAGAATCCGAATCCGAATCCGTTGCCACCTTTACCGTTGAAAAGAACGGGATTACCCAAAAGGCCAAGATGAGCAAGGGGAATCTCCTGCGTGTCATGGTTAACAGGGCACCTGAAGTTTCGGCACGTGAAGGGGATCCTCTGGGCCTGGTCGTACAGGAGCTGTCTGACACGTACAAGCTACACCTGCTGGACAAGGTGGATTACGACGTTGAAGACACTCTGGTTACGTTTGCTGGTAAGGACCAGTACCAAGTCTCAGTACCAATGCTGGATACCAGTATCAGTCTGAGCGGCGTATTGATCTTTACCGTCAAGAACAAAGACGCGACTGTGCGCTCCCAGGAATGTATTGCTGTTGACCTGGAAGAACAGCGTGTTCGCATTGCCTTGGCGGGTAAAGTATTCCTGGTGGATGATCCGGTTAAAGACGGTGTCTCACAAGAGTACGCTGAGATGCTGTCCGACTTCATCAACTCCCTTGGGTTCAAGCTGGTACTTACAGTGGAAGACTTCCAGGAAGCGATCGTTGTCAGTCAGTTGAATGACGGTATTTCTAATCTGGCTATTCTTCAGTTTTCGAGTGGTCTGGTTGTGCCTGTTCGCTGGAATTGACACCCTTACGGTTCGTAGTGGAGGGGCTACCCTCCACTACTTATCTTTTTATTTTCATTATTGAGCATACACCCATGATGCTGAAATCAATGGTAATGTCTGAAGATGACTATGCATCGTTCTTTCGCCCTGCGGTGTTGGATTCTCTCAGACAAGTTCTAAAGTACTACGGCCTGGACAACGCCTCACAAATCATTTATAACGGCGAGAATGATGTTGCCAAGCTGATCGGTAGTAACAGTGATGATGGCCTGCGTGGTGATATGTACACTGACGGCATCTTCCGTAACAAACTGTTTGTGGTTGTAGAGAAAGAAGATACCCCATTTAACACCGGTTATTCCAACCAGCGTCGTGAACCGACCGAACGCCCGGTATGGTTAACCGATGACGAAGAGCCCATGGGTCTGTACCCAGCCTTCTCTGGCGTAAAGGTTAACGTCTCTGTAGTAGCTTCGTTTAACAGCAGTAAGCTGGCTGACCACTACGTGCGTCGTATCAATCGTATCCGCGATAACCAAATGGCTGACATGGCGTTCAGCGCCACGGTTCACTTGGGTGTAAACAACGGCATCCTGGCCTGCATGCAGGATATCCATGGTCTATTGGTAAAGAACGACCCTACCACCCCTGAGTTCGGGGATTGGTTCAACAAGTACTGCAAGGTACCCTTTACCACCATCATGAACACGGCGGGTAAGAACAAGCGACTGGTAGTTCCTCAACGTTTGGATTACATCGGTATCCAGTGGGAAGGCGCAGAGATTCAGCGTGCTCGCAAAGGCTCAACCGTAGGCAAGTATGAAGTTGAACTTAAGTACTTCTTCTACTTCAACGAGTTTACCAACTGGGAGTTCTATTACCCGTTGGATGTTTATCAGGATGAGATCCCAGCTAAATGGATTCCTATTCCTAACGAGCAGTTCAACCGTCCGTTCAACGTACGTGTAGCACCTGAAGTGGCGTGGGGTTTGTCTAACCAGACTACCCGTAACAACGAAGCACCTTACTTCATGAAGCTACCGAAGCATGACCCTTGGGTTATGAAACGGATTCCGTTTGTACAGCCGATCATCCAGGCGCGCCTGGCGGTGGAGAACATCGAGAACCAGGAGCTGGTCAACATCTTTGACATTCCAGGCTTTAAATGGAATGAACAGGTGAAGGCTTATATGCTTCGTCGTCACAAGGTGGCCTTTACTCAGTTCTCTACGCCGTTCCTGATCTGGGTGTACAGCAACGACCTGCGTATCCTTCCTACTCAACTGAGTATGGACGAGACAGGCTCTGTAAGGCTCTCCAGGCTGCCTACGATGAAGAACGTGCATCACATCGTGGTAACCCTTGATTATTCGATCCGTGACTATACGGACGACTTCTGGGACGACTTGCAAAAGAACCCTCAGGACCTCAGCCTGTTACCGGCTATCTTCCCGTGGTATCGCTGGGACCTATTACCCAAGCCATGGTTGAACTACATCCACCAGATCCGCAAGGACATCGATAAAGGCTTAGGCCTACCAGGTTATAACCCAACCCGGTACATGATGAACCTCGGGCTCAACGCTTATGTATTGGTAGAGGACAAACGCTAATGGCCTTAAAGACAACTCCTCTGGGGCAGGAACTTCCGCCAGAGCCGGAACGCCCCAAGATTTACAGCAATACGTACAAGCACACCATCGTAGACTCGGCCTATACGCCTGAGACTTCGTTGCTGACGATGGTGGACGGTACTCCGCGATTGATGGAGTACTACCGTCGGGAACTTGGACCAGATGAAGAAGTCAGTACCTTCCAGCCAGATAACTCCGCGGTTTACCAGAGCTATGCACGGATCAAGAACCTTATCGGTAAACAGGACGGAGCAGGCGCTTATGCTTTCGATCCAACCACCGGTCAGTCCACTGGTACGTTCGAGATGTGGCTGGCGTTCGACCTGGTTCCGTTGCAGTATGACGTGGCCATCATGGACATCGGTGAAGGCCGTGCGGGGTTGTTCCATATCACCCAGCAGCCAGAGATCCGTAACGACACCTCAAACAAGGTCTACCTGTGCACCTTTGAGAAACTCGGCATTCTTACCGAAGATCTCTTTGCTCAGCTGGATATCCGGGTTGTCAAGGAATGGGTCTACTCCAAGGACTCGGCGTTGCATGGTGGGATCTCCATCATCACCGATACGGAGTTCACTACGGCCAAGGAACTGTTCAACTGGCGTTTGACTATCGCCAACTACATCATGAACACGTTCTACTGGAACCCTGAGCGAACCATCTGCTGGGAAGACAGTAACGGCCGGAAGATCTACGACCAGTACTTGGTGAAGTTCCTGGCTGGGCAAATGCCAGCGGATCTCAGATCGTCCTACCCGCCTATTAACCTGTTCTCCACGCAATACGGTGGACGGGAATACGGTGGCTTTGGCGACATCACTATCTGGGAGATTCTGATGCGGGGGGACTTTAACCTTCTCCCAGTGGTCAAGGACTCCACGGTAACAATCGTCTCGACTAACCGCCTGATCAATACCCGTCAATACGGTAACCTGCGTTCCAGCAAGTTTGATTGGGTAGTGGTAGTCGATCCAGAGCGTTATGAGATCCAGCGGATGTATTTCAACATGGATGGCTTCCCGCTGTTAGCCTCCAGCCCACAATACACAACGACCTACTTGTTCACCCCTGAGTTCTACAACGGTCTGCCCCAGAATGATTTCGAACACCTGGTGGTAGACGCCTTGAAGAACCAGATGGTAGACCGGGAGAAACTCCTGGCCTATTGCAAAGGTTACTTCGCACTGGACAAGTGGAAACAACTTTACCACGGCGCTATCCTGCTGCTGTTGATTCAGGTGAGCCGTAAGTTCGGACCTCCGCTATGAAAATGCTCTATCCTCGCTATGGTGCCGTACGGACTCGGTTGATTGAGCTGTACGGTATTTTGAATCACCGTGTCTATGGGGTCTGGGTGGCTCCTAAGAGCTTGATGACGATCGATGACCTGCGTGGACGTTATCACAACAACCAGGCAGGGTTTGCCAACGACCACAACTACTACGACGAACCACAGTTGCGGCAAATGAAGATCCCTCAGATGTTGGGGTTTCTGGGCAACTTGCTGGGACCTGAAGAACTGGGTTTCCAGAAGGCCAACGAAACGGTTCCGGCTATTTACGAATCGATCCAGGAGTACCTGCGGTTGTGGTGCGAGATGATTCGCACGGTACCTGAGTTCAAGTCTCCTCCCCGTGAAGAATTGCGGCAGTTGGAGAACCTGGCGTACATGCTGTTTCCGTCGTACATGAAGATCAAACCTTTTGTGACCAACCAAGCCATCCGTGATGCGGGCAAGGACAGACGGGAACATGAGGGTATGGGTCTGGCGTCGCTGGGCATGTTGTTCACCATGACTCCGATGCTCAATAAAGGTGTAGGTCAGGAGATCAGCTTTGTCAGTCACTTAGACGAACTGGACGGTCATGAGAACCATCAGTACATGGTTGACCACCAACCACCTGCTGCGGGTAACTTCTTCCCTACACGTATCTCTAATGACAGTCTGAGTCGTGTGGAGGTTACACAGGACACTAATGACTGGATTTTCAGAGGGGAAAATTAAACCATGGAGATGCCAAAGCCAATAGCCAACATCATTGCACACGCTAATGCAATTGATGTTGTGGGTGTCGAACGGGTCTTTACTGTTGATGCAATGATCGTAACACCCACTGAGCAGATCCCCCTGTTGATTCCTAACGGGTTTGCTTGTTTGTCGCTGTTTGGTCCCGCCCATGGCGGTGGGATCTCCCACAGTGATAACGCACGCATTAAAGCTCAGATTCAACCAGGTGTTTACATGCGCAGGGTATTACCCAATAAGGACAACCTCTTTATCGAGGTAACTGAGCGGGTAGGTATCACGCAGATCATGCGCCGGTGGCGTGCGGTGCCTCTGGGAGACGCTGACCCAGAGATGCAGGGTGGTAACTCGGCCTTGGCTGACTTGACTACCAAAGATGAAACCAACATGATCACGGTGACCTTCCAGTTGTTTGAGACGGGTTACGCCTTGCTCAGGAACGAGCTAGTCGCCGATACCTTGTTAATGACCACGCTGAAGGATCTGCTACACGGAATCCTGACCCAGTATGGACAAAACCTGTCTCTTACCGGTGCTGACGCTTTTAAGGGCGTTAACATTGAAGAGCCGGTGGACAATGCTCGAGTCTTCAGTCATGTGGCCATTCCTGCTGCTGTGCCGCTGGTTAAGTTAGCGATGTGGTTGCAGGAGCATGACGAGTTTGGTTTCTACAGCACGGGGTTGGGTTGTTACTACCGGAAGGGGATGTGGTGGATCTTTCCACTGTACCGCACAGGGCGTTATGAGCGGGCTCCTAGGGTACTGAACGTGTATCGGGTGCCTGAAGATGTAATACCGTCTCTGAAGAGGTCGTATTACGTGGAAGGGAAGGTATTGACCGTACTGTCAACAGGTGGAGGGGCTACGAAGGACGGCTCTGACATCAAGAAGCAGAACGTGGGTACTGGTAAGCGCATCATCACCGCTGATGCGGCCATGGCTGAGACTGGTGTGTATTACAACAAAGGTCAAGCCATGACCACGCGTGCTGACTCCTTGTCCGAGTACCAGACGTCTAAGCGTGCCAGTGGTGAAGAGATGATGGGCTATCATGCAGAGCCTACCAACAACCTTTGCAAGCATCTGTCTGAGAACGCAAGGAACGACGGTAACCTGGTACAGGTCGCCTGGCATAACTCAGATGCATCCTTGATCGAACCAGGTATGGCTGTTCGCTACTTCTACATGAGTGGGAGTAATAACCTGGTCTACAAGGAAGGCACAGTGCACTTTATCAAATCAGAATGGCAAATGGACACCCAGAGTGTTGGGCAACCTACCTTCAGAGAGAAAGCTCTCTTAGGGTTGTTCATTGCTGATGATGAAGTTCCTGCGGAATAAACATTTAGTCAACTCCCTATGTCTATGCTCGAAAGAGTGAACTCTTGGGAGACCAGGGGGGAGGGCTGTGGGGAAATTCACGATATATACTAAGCCCCTTACCTACGGTAAGGGTTTCCTTATTCTGCTGTACAGGGGAGTTAGCAATAATGTTAAATGACCTTACCAAGAAAAAGATCAAGTTTTCGGATTTGCTCTTCAAGAAGCCCTCCAAAGAGCAGGAAGAGGCGCGCGCTAAGCTCGCCAAGCCAGAACACGACAAACTGATTGAAAGCGCTCTACGCGTGTTGTAGACGGTTATAGCGGCTATATTAATACCCTAACCGCTCGTAGGAGCGGTTAGGGTATTAAGCTCCATTCTAATTCTTTATGCTGCTACACCGAAGTGATCGAAGTCGTTTTCAAGATCGCCATTATCATTAAGACGTTGTGTTAAGCTGCGACGGAATTTTGCTTTCTTGCCAATGTCGTGTTCCAAGCCTTTATCAGGATGCAAATCATAGATCCCGAATCGTTCTTCTGGCGCACAACCCTCACCCCGTTGTTTACCCACACAGAAGGTGAAGTAAACCTTGAAGGTTGTTTTGGCCACATGGATGGTAATAACCACATCCACTTCGTTGGTGATCTTGGTCGAGGTCTCAGTAAGCGACTTACCGGATACTTCTCGAGCAAAGTACACCTCAGACTCTTCGTCCGATTCCTGTAGCTTCATCTTGGCTGCTGGAGACAATTGATGAGGGGTCAGGAAACAGATACCGCGAGCAATAATGAAACCCCTGATCTTCCGGAAGTGCATTTGCAGCTTATCGGATTTTGTTTCGCCAGGGATCTTGTCGATGTTTTGCAGACCGCAGTAGTCGTAGGCCCAGAAGATAATCTCGTGACCTTTGAGTTCCAGTTGACGGCAACGGGCAAACATGGTGTTAGCCGAGTCTTTACTGGAATCAATTTGGTTGATGATGAGATACCAACCATTTTCTTTAAAGCAACTGACGATAGCCTCAACGATGTCCACGTTCTCGGCAGTCTGGAAGTCAGAGACAATACCGTGACGAGCAGATAGCGCCAGCTTGTACATCCGCATGATGATCAGGTCCATGGTGTCTTCAGCAGACTCCAGGAGGATCGTAGGGATCTTGGCCTTGTCACGCAGCATGGGCTTGTTATAGAGACCGATACTGGCAACCATGTGGCTGGTGGCGAGAGACTTACCCCGGTTAGTCAATGCTTCAATCATGTACATCTTGCCACGACGGAAACCACCATCAGGACTCAAGGCGATGTTCAAACCTTGGATACCGGACTTCATGATACCTTCGAGACTGTTCTCGCGTTTGGCCATATCGATAATGGCGTTAAACGAGTCAGGCGTCTCAGAAGTAACCTGGGCTACAATCTCAGACTGTCGTTCTTCAAACCCTGAGTTAACCCCAGCTTGTACCAAGTCGATCAGGTTAGCCCAATCGTCTTTACCCATGTCGCTCAAATCTTTGAAGTAGAAGTCCTTAATAGCCTTCTTGAACTTCTTGGAGAACTCCTCACCTTCCGAGTTCAGACGAATCTCAGAAATATGCTGATAGACAACTTTACGGGTCATCTCATCATTGGGTTGGTCTTCCAGACCTTGCGCGATTGCTTCTTTCAGGCTGTCATCGTTCTTCACGAACATGTTGACGCGCTGCATCAATGCTGATTTTATGACCGGTTCATCTTCAGGCTGTTTCAGCAGCCAGTGGATAGTTGCGCGAATGCTGTCACGAATGCCTTTGTCCTGTGTAAATACATCGGCGTTAGGTACAGGTAGTTCGTTTAACGTATCTACCAGTTCCGTGATCAGGTTGGTGTCTTTCAGCTTCTTAGCCTGATACAACGCGGACAACAACTTAACCAGTACCAATAAATCGTTCATTAGGAAACCCCTAGGAGCTGAAAATGATTCTTAAGACCCCTCAAGGGAAGTCAGTCCGTATTTTTTATCTGACCAGCGAGATGCAACGTTTGCTGGCCAGTCAAGCAATTCCGTTCAGCGATGTTGCTAAGCTGTCAACATATCATCAGAAGTTGACCTTTGGCGAAATCGCCGGCATCCTGAAGTTTCAATATATCGTGGCTCAACAGCTCGGTGTATTGTTAATTGACCCTAAACACCTGTTTGGTGAAGGGTACAACGCCGGCATGGTCGAGGCTGCATTTAATAGCCTGGACGGTGAAAGCTTATCCACGATTGCCAAGGATACCAAGTCGTTCAGTTGTATCGACGCAGGCATGAACACCATCATCTTTCTATTTAATGGGGAGAACGCTCCAAAGGCTCCTGGCTTCGACACGCTAGAGTGTGTCACTTTCTCTGGCGCTTTGCTGGAAACAATTTTTGCTAAGGTGGGATACATGGAATCCCACAACGGTAAAATCCCAAAACCTAACCAGGGTGAATTTACCTTGGCAGAGGTTTACAAACTGGTTAGTATCCAAAACCCGTAACTTCACTGTATTTTATGTGTAGCGCTAATACACAGACAAATATATTTGTTCACATCCTCAGTAAAGGATTCGAGTCATGGCCTTTAAACAAGTCACCGCGTCTCTGAAGAATACCGGAAACCTCTTCAGCGCCGTCCGTACCGCCCTGGGCAACAACCAACTCAACACCGTGATCGGTGCTGAGAGCTTCGACACCTTCAGCGAAGGCGTTAAAAATATCGCCGGCGTTGAAAGCCATCAACTGACCACGCTGTTCCAATCTGTCACTCCAAAGCAGTTTGACGCTTTCTCCGGTTCGCTGAATCGCGCCTCTGTTCCTGGCAGCGAAATGGCGATCATGAACGAAGCGGCCAAGGCTCTGGCTGAAGTAACTGGTATCGAGGGTTTCTCGCTCCAGAACTTCAAAGGCAGCGAGATGGACATCAAGGCCGCGAACCTGACGCTGAACGCTCAGTCGCACCTGCAAACTCCTGGCGCTGAAGCGCTGTTCTCCACCATCACCGTTCGTTACGAAGACGAAGGCGCAAACCTGGTAGTCCGCGCCGCGGGTATCGGTTCGTACGCCTACGGTAACTCGGCATGGCAGTCGGCTTCCGAACTGCGTCCGATCTTCGGCCTGCTGCGTACCGGCGACATGTTCAAGGACGAAGTCCTGGCCGTGCATCCGGTTTACCCGGAAGACGCCAACGATGACAACCGCGATTTCTTCGTTGATACCGCGATCATCGCTGCCGGCACTGCTACCTACCCGGAAGCAGACGCCTACAACCGTAGCTCCCACGCTACTCAGTTCCTGAAAGTTCCGAACACCATTCCGAACTATCTGGCCCTGACCCAGGTTCCTGGCCAACGTCCATGGACCAGCACTGACGAACTCGAGTCCAACTCGCTGGTCGTTAAAGAAGTTCTGGCTTCGGCTAAGTTGGGCGCTACCGCGATCAACTTCTTCATCAACACCAATTCGATCTCGAACAACACCTTCGGCCCTACCAGCCAAGGCCAGTCGTCCGACGACCGTGAAGTCAACCTGCACCTGCGCGCTTTCCCAGGCTTCAGCGTTCTGGACAAAGACGGCGCTACCGTTGGCGAAACCATGTTCGCTTCGTTCAAGACCGCCGGTTACGAGCCTCTGCTGAACATCAGCTTGAACGGCAACTACCAGCGCCAGAGCAACGAGCTGCGTCTGAACTCCGGTCAAGTGACCGTGCACGGCCTGCGTGACCTGACCAACGGCAACGTTGTCACCATGCACAAAGCTGACGCAACCCAGAAGGGCCTGATCAAGTCCCTGACTGCCGGTGCTGTTACCGGTATCGACCTGGGCGGCAACGTCTCCAACACCTCCCGCGGCAACTTCGGCTACCGCATTGAAGTGTTCGATGCCGACAAGCGTCTGTCCGTTCGTCGCAACAGCCCGGTCTCGGTCAAGTACCCAGTATCGGCTGACGACGTTAACCAGGGTTCCCTGGACTTCGCGATTCAGCAGATGTCGATCGCGATCAACAACCAGTGCTCGAAGAAAGCGTTCGATGTGGCTCAGGAACACCTGAAGTACATCACCTCGATCGACGGCTCTCCAGTTGTTGGTAACCAACAGGGTTCCAACGTCCTGCCAGGTCAGCACTACGTTTCGGCTGCGGCCGTTAACCGTTCGTTCAAGATCAAGGACCGTGTATCGTCCCTGGACTCGGCAGACGTGTTCGACAACGTATCGGCTGTGTTCCTGAACGAACTGAGCGACATCACCGCTGCGCTGAACACCAAGTCCGGCCTGGCTGCGATCGCTGAATACGGCGGCACCGACAAGATCGAATGGACCGTTGTGGTTCACCAGAACTTGGCGCGCTTCCTGATGCGTTCGGGCGATGCTCGTACTCTGGGCCCTACCGCTCCGATGCAAATCGTTGAGACCAACTTCGACAGCCAAATCGGCCAACTGCTGATCGTTCCGAAGAACACGTCCACCAACGACTTCATCAACCCGCTGGGCGGCATCGGCGTGAACATCTCGAAAGAGAACATCGTCGTGCAGGGTAACGTGACTCGTGACCAACAGGACTTCGGTGTGGTTATGACCATGCCTACCTACCGTCACTGGCCACTGAACGTCATCATCGGCTCGCTGACCATCGAAGATGCTCACGAGTTCCTGGGTGACGAAGGCCTGCTGACCAAACTGGCTAAGCAGATCGTTCAGGTTGAAGGTATGGACGCACTGGTTGCGGCTACCGAAGCCAATGCGCCAGTAACCCCGTAATAAGGGTTGCGGCAGCTTACTACGGGGTGTTATCTCCTGAGTAAGCTCCGTGGTGTTGAAAAGCTGCGGTAACCCCTTACCAGGGAAACACGTATACTCCCCTCTTCTGGCTTCGGCTGGAAGAGGGGAGTTATGCTGCATTTTGATTTCTTGTTGTAATTTTTTAAACCTACATTATTAGGGTAGACTAGGCATTACAAATTGGCTTTTAAGGAAGTCGGCAGAGGTTCACATCATGGCTACTGAATTGAATTGCTTCCAACTCAAATACCGGATTACCAATATCTCCAGTAAAGAGATCATTGTGAAGATTAAAGGTGGACTGAGTTATATTGTGCAGCGTGGTAGTGAAGCCACCTACATCAATGAACAACAAATCCACGTAGTCATTGAGAATGTCTTTTTGGACAATCTCGTGATTGACGTGAACGCTGCTCTGACTAAACTGGACAAAGCCGTATTGGTAGAGTTAAGTAAGGAACATGAGCGTCTGAAGAAAAGCAATAACGAATACCACATACGCATGCCGGTTACTTTACAGATTCAGCTGGATCTGCACAAGGGCCTGGTGGAACGCAACAATGCGATCCATAGCGAGCTGATGGGTATTACCTTGTACGTGGGTAGTGAGAACCTGAATCAACCGTGTCTCAATACCCCAGCCTTTACCATGCAGGAACTCTTCGAGAATCCTGGTGACGAATCGATGCAAGGCAAAGCTGCTTTGCACTACTTTGTGTACGTAAACGATCCACAACGGATCAACAAACCACTCTATACGAACATCATGGGTGAATCGACTGAGGTACCGGTTGACTATGATGTTAACAAACAACCCGGATTGTATGTTGGTATTTCCCGCGGTATTGAACCACGGGGGACCCAATATTACGCCTTCGGTGAATTGAATGACCAGAAATTAACACAGCTGGGGCTATTCAAGACAAAAGCCGAGTGTGATTTAGGAGGCAACACAGAACGATTCTTGACGGCAGAGAGCAAGAATCGAGACCTTAATAAAGACGCCAACAGCATGCGTACCCAGATCCAGAACCTAACAGAGACATTGGCTAAGTCTGAATCCAATGTTTTTCGCCTTAACACTGAGCTGATAAAAACTAAAGATGAACACAAGCTCGAAGTCAATGCTATCAAGATGGAGCACCGTATGGAAGCTAACACCTTGAAGCATAGCGGCAAAATGGCCTCAGACTTGTTTAAGTTTGAGACCCGTATCAAGGATACAGTGAATAAGGCGAACACTGAGCTTGTAAAACAAAAGGGCGCGCAGAATTCCTGGGGGGACTTTGCGAAGGCCGTAGGCACCTTGGCAGGTGTGGCAATCACGGGGTATAAGCTGTTAACAGCATAACGGAGCATCCATGTCACTTAAACTAGCCAGAGCCATTGATAACTCAATGCCACGGTTTAACTCAACGATAACCGAGGGATTCCATCAGAACGAGTTTGAGGGTGCTGTTCACTATTACGAGAACTGCCTAAAGATGATCTTTAAGAGCATCGAAAAGCGCGGCGTGTTTTTCAAGTGTGTTGAAGAAGTGGATCCTGATGAATACATCAGCCACTTGATCCAAAGCAGTACCAAGCTGTTTGATATCCACAAGGAAACGTTGTACCCGGTGAAGTTGAAATTCGAATACGTTAACCGGGCGGGTGAAATCATCGAGATGCAGCAATACACCATGTTGCCGTATACCGATGTGTATGGTGATCTGTGGTTACGCGGCACTCAGTACAGCTTGCAGATTGTGCTGGCTGAACGTGGTCTACCGGTCACTAAAGAGAACGCCTTGTTTGTTAAGGTGTTGGGCTTTAAGTTCAAGATCGGTACTGAGCACTTCAAGTTCTCCCAGGTTTTCACCGACACGGGTAACTTGACGTACAAGACCACCGAGCTGAACCTGGCGGCTAACCGCTTCTACAGCCCGACTGAGTCCCGCAAGATCAACGATACCAAAACCCCTATGCCGCTGTTGGCGTGGTATACCTTTGCTGACATGGGGTTCAGTAAAGCGATTGATATCTTTGGTGAGTGCGATTACGAAATTGCACCTATTGAAGTATTGATATCGGAATGTAAGCCAGAGGACCGTTGGGAGATCTTTACCCGCGCCAGTCGTTCTGGTAACGCCAAGTACCTGGGGGAGTTTGTTCCTCATGACTACGGCATTGCAATACGCAACAAAAGCAGCAAGCGTAAAGAACTCAGTGCAATGGGCTTGCAGTATGCCAGTGCTCTGCTGTTCGTAATCGACTGCCTCTCGTCGTACTTCGATATCGACCATATCGATAACCCGGATTATTGGAAGTTGATCATTGGTCGTTGCTCGGTAAAAGCCGGCGACAGTAATGATTACATCATGCGCTTGATGAATGAGCACTTTGATTCCATTAATGAGTACCTCGACGAAGACTCGATCAAGAAGTTTGCCAGTCAGTCGATCGTAGTGAGCAACATGTTTGAGTTGTTTAACTACATCATTGCCAACCGCAGTGAGATTGTGCAAACCACGGATCGCGCAGACATGTTCCACAAGGAACTGGCGAGTTTGGAGTTTACGTTGGACAAGCTGATCACAGCCGCCAACAAGTTCAAGCACGAGATCAAAAACAACTCCGAGCTTAACCAGAAAAAGGTTGCTCGTTTCCTGACCAACAACTTTCACATTAAGGAGATTGACAATTCACGTACAACCAATCTCATTCAGGAAGCGACGCCAACCGATTGCCCGTATGTGGACTATGTGTTGGGTTGTATGCCTCAGCATCGTGTGTATACGAATTCGACCAAGGCGAAGAAGCGCGGTG